GGTAGGAGTAATATTCAACATTTAGGACGAGTATATAGATACTCTGAAGAATTGACTGAATATATAGAGTTAGCTAGAGAAATCGAAAACCTAAATGATAAAGATAAGAAAATAATCAAAGAATTAATAAGAAGTTTAAATGATAAAGACAAATAAGTTAATCAACCTATTTGTCTTAATTTTTTTACTAATTCAATTATTAATTTGTACGCTTCTGGGTCATTTTTCTTTAGTTGAGACAGCTCTTTTGCCAATTTTATAATTCCTTTCTCCAATCAAATCCCCCCATTTATATATCCATACTTATATTTTATAGAATATATGTTCTACATTCAACATTTAATTTATATATTTCTATTTATATTATAGGACAATAAATATAACTGGTAGTTATATTTATAGAAAAATTATGACAATTTATTAAAACATTTAAGGAGATTTATAATATGAATATAATTAGAAATACAAGACTAAAGAAAAAAGTAACTCAAAAGCAATTGGCTGAGATGATAGGAGTTTCTCAAGCCTATATTTCAAAAATAGAAAGTGATGAATTTGTTAATGTTACTTTGATTGAAATAATAAAATTAAGTAAAGCACTATCGATTAATGAACTGGAGGTTGCTAAATATTTTCTAAATAAATACAATAATTATAAATATGAATTTGGGGGAGAAATAGCATAATGAAAGTATGTATGTACTTGCGCAAAAGCCGTCAAGACGAAGAATTAGAAAAAAGAGAAAATACTGATACACTAGCAAGGCATAGAAGCACTCTATTAGAAGTTGCTAAAAAACAACATCTAGATATCATTGAAGTACATGAAGAAATAGTATCTGGAGGAAGTATAGCATCTAGACCTAAGATGTTAAAGCTATTAGAAGAAGTTAGAAATAATATGTATGATGCTGTGCTATGTATGGATTTGGATCGTTTAGGCCGTGGAGGAATGCAGGACCAAGGATTAATCTTGGATACTTTTAAAGAAACTAACACTTTAATTGTTACTCCAGATAAAACTTATGATCTAAATAATGAACTTGATGAAGAGATGACTGAATTTAAGTCATTCTTTGCTAGACGTGAACTTAAAATGATTACTAAACGTATGCAAAGAGGTCGAATAAAATCTATTGAAGAGGGAAAATTTATTGCCTCTAATGCTCCTTTTGGATACAAGTTTGAGTATGACAGAGAAGGGAAAAGGTTACTTATAATCGATGAAGATAAAGCAGCAATAGTGAAAGAAATATTTGCCTTATATATATCAAATTATGGTTCTTATAAAATAAAAGTATATTTAGATACAATAGGCGTTAAAACTAATTCTGGTAAACCATTTTCAGAACAAGCTATAAGAAGAATTTTAAAGAATAGCATTTATTGTGGGTATGTTAGCTGGAATAAAGTAAAGAGAAAAGGTACTAAATCTATTGTCAATTCAAAAGATAAAATAATTTATGCAAAAGGTAGACATCAAGCTATTATAAGTGAGGATATGTTTAATTTGGCACAAAATATTTTAGAAGGTAATCAAGTTCCCTCTGTATCACAAAATAAAAAAATGATCAATCCTCTTGCTGGATTAATCAAGTGTGCTTGTTGTAATCATACTATGATTGTATCTAAATCAACCTATAAAAATAACGATATAGTATTATTCTTAAAGTGTGCCCATTGTAATAAAAATTCATCGTCAAAGTTAGAAAGCGTTGAAAATACTATTTTGGGATATATGCAACAGTTTTTAAATGAATATCAAAATGAAATATTAAAAAAAGATATATCTGATAATAATAATAATAATGATAGAATAAGTAATCTTAAGCATACTTTATCTCTTTTAGAAAAGGAAACTATAGAACTTCAAAAACAAAAAAATAAATTACACGATTTTCTTGAAAGAGGTGTCTATGATATTGATACTTATTTAGAAAGAACTAATGTATTAAGAGTTAAAACAGAAAAAAATGAAACTGCAATTAATAATCTAAAAGAATTAATAGAAAAAGAAATGAAAATAGATTTAAATTATTCCGAACTAATTCCAAGGGTTGAGAAAATAATTAATAGTTATAAAAATACACAAAATATATTAGATAAAAATATATTACTTAAATCAGTAATAGAAGAGGTTATATACTATAAAGAAAAAGGAATTAGAAATGGTAAATTTGAACTTGATATAAAATTAAGATTACCAATATAGTTTTTTACTGTTATGGTCATACTGACAAACAATAATCCGTATGACCATAACAGTTAGGAAATATATAGTATAAATAGAATAAAATAGATTAAATGTTAAATATGTGTTAAATATTCTATAAAAGGAATATTCTACATATTAAAAATCATATATTTCATTAAGACTTTTGAAAATTGAGAAAGTTGAGATGAAATAATTTAGGCATATTATATGCTTATGAAATTTAATATGAGAACATAAAGATAGGAGGGTTATACCCTCCTTATTTTATTGGTAATGGTAATTGTGTTATGAATGCTTTATATCCATCTCTGCTTTTTATTAAATTTAAAGATCTATATCTTTTTAAGTTTAATAAATCTTCTAAATTATATCCATGTATTTCAAACTCCTCTTGTAAAGCTATAAATGCTTTTTTATCAACTCCACTAAGCAACATATATGATGAATTACTATTCTTTAATGCTAATTGGGCTTCCTTGCTAAGTTGCTCTAAATAATGCAGTGTTAATACAAATTTTAAATTAAATTTAGCTGATTGGACAAAATGCTGCGTAAGTAACTTTTGAGCTGTAGGAGTTTGAAAAACTTCATCTATTAATACCGTACACCTATTTGGTAATTCTATTTGTGACCCTCTTATCTTAGTAGCCATCCATATTTTCTGCAAAAAGAATGTGGTTAATATATCTATACTTATGGTATCTTCAAAATCTTTATCTCTCATTCTAATCAATATAACTTTATTATTATTTATAGCCTCTACAAAATCTATATCATTCTTGCTATCTTTATTTAACATAGCATCTATTACATAATTTTCTCTTAGCAAATCAATTCTATCCATTATCCCTTCTATTTTATTTTCTTTAGTTCCTATTATCTCTGATACTGGATTATCCTTAGTTATTTTACTCCATTCATCTAATTCCAATAAATTATTTATGCTATCTTCTAATTTAAATTGCAGGCCCTTGGATAAATCATTAATTATTTTATATCTATATTTGTAGTTAGTTAATATTCTTAATATATCCTTTATAGAAATATCATTAAAACAAAATCCTATTCTTGCAGCAGATCCTAAATATTTTCTCATTTTACTAGAAAGTTGTTTATCATCTTCATTAATAATATTTATTAATTGTAATAGATAATTTGTTTTTCTTCTGCTTATTTTAGATATTTCATCTGCATTCATATTTTGCATAATTTTTTCTTCATTATAATTTAAACTAGGTATGCAATCTGAATTACTTAAGTCTAGTTCTATCAGTCTATCTTTTGGAGTTATATTTTTAATTTCTTCACTAGCTTCACAATTTTTTATAAAATCTATATCAATTAAACATTCATTGTTTTTTATAATGTCATTACACATATTCTCAGCAAAAGTTGTTTTTCCACTTCTACTTCCTCCCAATATTGCAAGTGGCAAAGATTGCAGGCTTTCATCTGTACTAAGATAAGCATTGTCTTTATTATCTTTATATACAATACTTCCTAAATTAATAACCCCAGTAGTTAATTCTTTTGGTACTGGATTTTCTTTAGTCTCTTTATGAGTTATGTTTTTATATTGATCTATTAATTCTGCTCCTGGCAAAGAGATAAAATTTGAACACTCTTCTGTACTAGTAGAATTTATCTTAACATTGTTAATTATATATCTATTTATATCTATATCTTTTTTTATTTTTGTATAAATTAATTCATTGTCTCCGTCAATTTTAGAAAAACTATTATAAATAGACTGACATAATTGATTTTCTCTTGATTTTTCCTCTGAATGAGCTAAAATTAGAGTCTGATTTTTAAGTATTTCCTTTTGAAGCTTTCTTTGGGTACTAGAAGAGGTTTCTTTTCCTAAAGGATAAAGTATAAGCTGATTATTTTGCCCTACGCTTAAAAGGCAATTTAAAAGGGCGTTTATCAAGTCCATTAAAAATTTTAGTGTTATTTTTGAATAATCCAATAAATTTTTAGATTTCTTTAAATTTTCTCCGTTTTTATATCTTTGTATAGTTTCACTACTCTTCTTTTTAAAATAATTACTTTCTTTTTCTGACACAGGAATAAAATTATATAGTACTCCTATAAATTCATTTTCTTGTAAAATTTCTAATGTAGATAAATTGGCTGATAATAAATCATTATTTCTTCTATCAGTTTCCAAAGATAATGCATCATCAAATTTGTAATATAATTGGTATTTACTACATGAATTAATATTTACTGGGATTGCATCTACAATTTTTATATCTACATTTTTCCATGTATCGGAAAATTTACTTTTAAATTGATTCTGAAATATTTTAGGAATAATAAAATAAAAAGATATGTTTTCTTTAGATATGTGTATATAGTAAGAAGCTTTTAATCTAGTTTCTATTATTAGCTTTTTATTTTCTTTATAGATAAGTTTATTAGTGCTTCTATACATACTATTAATAAGATGTGCTATTCCTATAGTTGTATTATTTCTACTGCTTTTAGTTGGAATTAATTTAAATGTTACATATTCTTGTCTTTTGATTAAATAATAATCACTTAATTTCATAGTAGACACTCTCCTAATATTGACAATACAAGATATACCCCTATAGCTATAGTTGGACCATGCTTACATTTATCTAAACCATAGGCATATAATATAAAACTTACTAATCCACTGATTAAGCATAAGTTATATGAACATCCTAATATGCTAAAGATTATTTTAGTTTTCATAGTATCTCCTCCTAGAAATTAATTTTACTAAACATATTAAATAAGCTAGGATACAATTTGATTAATACATAAGTCAATAGATATTGCATTCCTGATGTTGTTGCATCTTTAAAACTTCCTCCAGCAATCATAGTAGATATTATCTCCTTCAGCCCTAGACCTAAAAATGAATACTTAGCTAATACTAACAACATATCTATTATTTGTTTAGCTGAATTATTTAAACTCACTTCAAAACTTTCTGCATAAATTATATTATTATTTTTCATTAGCAAAGCTACTAATAATACTAATCTTGAATATACAACTTTATTTCTTTTGATATGATCTAAGAACTTTTCTATCATATTCAAGTCCTCTTCTTCTAAATGTAAAAATTCCGAAAAAGTGTAATATTTTACCATTATAAAATCCCCCTTATGAGAAATAATATTCTTAATCTTTTATTTTATCGGAGGTAAGTGAATTGTTTAAGGCTGGCATTTATTTTGGGTTGGCTGCATTATGTGAATTATTAAGACATCTTATATAATAAAAAGCCCAGGATACTCTTTCCTCGGCTTTTTCTTTTGTTTACTCTTCTTTATTTATTTCTTTTAGCATTTCTTTTCTTAAGACCTGCTTTATATAGTTGCTTTTGCCATACACTTCAAATTTACGTTGGAGCCAATCTAAAAGCATGGCGTCATCAAGTGTATTCTTTTTAAATGAAATATTGATTATAGTTGGTTTTTCTTTTGCCATAATCTCACCTCACTAATTTTTATTCAATTATTATCTAAAAAATGTATAATTTATATATTATTTATTTTTTCTTGAAATCCTCTATTTATTTTCTTTGTATAAATATATGTAATTCTTCTATAAGTGTTACATAAAATTAGTAAAAAATTATTTAAAATTTATATAAATTTATGCAATTTTTATTTAACTTTTGCATATATATTACTATAAAAGAAAAAGGGGGAAATGAAATGAATAAAAATTATATTGTTAGTTGGTTTGATAGAGAAGGAAATGAATGGTTGAGTGACTGGTGTAAATTTGCTGAAGCTAAAAAGTTATTCGATGAAATAAGTGGTGGGGATGAAAACAAAGTCGACTCTTCTCAAGTAAGATGTGAATTGTATTCTGATGCATCCGGAAAGGTTTTAATGGGATACGATAATATAAAAAATGAATATTATAATTGCTAATAAAAGAAAGGCTAGGGATTTACTTCTCTAGTCTTTTTATGTCGAACGATTATTGGAATATTTTTTAAAATACAGTTGATATTAGCAAGTTACCATGCTAACATATAATTAGATAGAGAGAAAGGAGTAATTAAATGAAAAGGAATGACCAAAAACAAATAATGGTTAGAGTAGATGAAAACACTAGAACTAAATTAAAAATTAAAGTTTTACAAGAAAATACATCTATTCAGGAAGTTTTAGAAAAGGCTATACATGAATATCTAAATAGCGATAAAGACAAATAAAAAAGATATCCCCTACCGTCCAAAGTAACAGGATATCTTTACACATAGAGAAATTATAAAAACTTCTCTATCATATTATAAATTCTCTAAAGATAAAAATCAAGAGGAGGATTAGAGTATGAAAGATTTAATACCAGTAAAATTTAATGAGGAAATAGTTATAACTACTAAAATGTTGGCTAGTGTATATGAATGTAAAGAAAAACAAATAAAGCAAAATTACAATAACAATAAAGATAAATTTATAGAAGGTAAACATTATTATAAGTTACAAGGTGAAGAGTTAAAAGAGTTTAAGAATCAATTTAAAAATTCCGATTACCATTTATATCAAAAAATCAAATTTGCTTCATGCTTAATACTATGGACTAAGTTAGGAAGTTTACAACATTTTAATACGTTAACAAATAAAAAAGGATTGAGTGAAATAAAGGACTATTTCCATATAGATGAAGAAAATATTTTTATATTATCTAGTAGAAAAGAAATAGAATTTATAAACCAATTAGAAGAGGCTTTAGAACCTTTTGATATAAAAGGGATAAGACAATTTAGTATATTATCCTATCGCATAGACTATTATATACCTAGCTTAAAGGTAGCTATTGAATATGACGAGAATGCCCATAAAAATTATTCTTACGAAGCACATGAAGGTAGACAACAAGAGATAGAAAAAAAATTAGGTTGTAGATTTATAAGAGTATCTGATAAAAATACAAATAGTTATAATATAGGTTTTGTGATAAAAAATATATTCAATATATAAAAAGGGAGAGATGAGTTATGAATGAATTAAAACCTATAAATTACAATGAGGAAGTTGTTATAACTACTAAGATGTTGGCTGAGGTATATGAATGTGAAGTAAATAATATAAAACAAAATTTTCATTATGCTAAAGAAAAATTTGTGGAGGGCAAACATTATTATGAGCTAAAAGGTAATGATTTGAAGGATTTTAAAAGGTTAATAGAAAATTCTAACCAACCTCTATATAAAGAAATTAAATTTTCACCTAAATTGTATCTATGGACTAAACGTGGTGCGAGTAGACATTGTAAAATGTTAGGAACTGATAAAGCATGGGAAATGTTTGATACATTAGAAGAAAATTATTTCAATCCAAAGCCACAATTAACAAAGCACGACCAAGCAATATTAAATATAATCAATTCAAGAACAGATATAGAACAAGCCATAGCAATCAAAGATTTTGAAAAAGTAGTAACTGAACCACTACACGATGAAATAAAAGTATTAAAACCTAAAGCACATTATACAGATATAATTTTACAAAATAAAGGATTAATCAAAGTAACATCAATAGCAAAAGATTATGGAATGTCTGCTCAAGAGTTTAATAAATTACTTTGTGATTTTAAAATACAATATAGATTAGGTAATCAATGGTTTTTATATAAAAAATATCAAAATAAGGGATATACTCATTCTGAAACAGTAAATTATAAACACAAGGATGGAAGAAATGATGTGAGCATTATTACTAAATGGACTCAAAAGGGAAGATTATTCTTGTATGAGTTTTTAAAAGAAAAAGATATTTTACCTATAATAGAAAAGGACTTAGACTTAATAAGATAAATAGGATTAATATAATAAAGTAGGCTACTCTTTTGAGTAGTCTATGAGGAGGATGATAGTTATGAATATACCATATGTATTTAAAAGATGTAGCGAATGTGGTGAGTGGTTGGTTGCTAGTACATATAATTTTCATAAATATAAACGTTGTAAATATGGATTACATAGTAAATGTAAGAAATGTAAAAAAAAATATCATAAGAATAATAGAAATAAGATATTAGAGCAACAGAAACAGTGGCGTGAGGATAACAAAGATAAGATAAAACAGTATTATGAGGATAACAAATGCAAGATAGCAGAACAACGTAAACATCATTATGAAGAAAATAGAGATGAAATATTAGAACAAAATAAACAGTATCGCAAGAAAAACAAAGATAAGAGAGCAAAATATGATAAACAGTATTATGAGGATAATAAAGACAAAATATTAGAATATAAGAAACAGTATCGAGCTACACCACAAGGACAAATAACCGCATTTAATGCCTGCAATAAGAGAAGATTAAGAGAAGAAAATCAAGGTGTCGGAATAAAAGGTAATCAATGGCTAGAAATGATGGACTATTTTGATTGGAAATGTGCATATAGCGGACAAGTATTATCTAAATCCACAAGAAGTTTAGACCATATAAAACCACTTAATCGAGGTGGAGAACATGAAGTATGGAACTTAGTACCCATGGATAGAGGATTAAATTCAAGTAAGAATGATAATAATTTATTAGAATGGTATCAAGAACAAGATTTCTATTCAGAAGATAGATTACAAAAAATATATGAGTGGCAAGAATATGCATTTAATAAATGGCACAAAGAGGAAATTGTCAAATAAAATAGAATTCTAAAATATAAATTATTAAGGGGGATGTTATTTATGAATAAAAAATTAATAAGTATTTTAACATCAGGGATATTAGCAGTAAGTATGGTAGGTTGTAGTAATAATATAAATAAGAATAAAGCTGAAAGCTCTATAAAAGAAGAAAAACATATGACTGAAAAAGATAGGATTGCCACTTTAAAAGGATTAGAAGGAAATGAATTAACAGAAGCATATAGAAAGTTATTAACAGAAGATGAGATTAATTTTTTAAATAACCACGACTGGAAAATAGAAGAAGAAGCTAAATATTATCAAGATGGTGTAAATTTAAAAATACCTGAAAATTATAGTGGAAATGAAGTAGAAGCTGAAAAATATATAGCTAAACAACTTGATAGTATAGAAAAAACTTATCTAGATGATGAAATTTCTCCAAGTTTTGAATTTACATGGACTAATAATACAGGAAATGATATAAATTATTTAGAAATAGATTTTAAAGAGTATGATAAAAACAATACTTGTATACCATGGAATGGTGTTGAGCAAAATATATCAGCTGGAGAAACTAGAAAAATAACATTGTACCTAAAAGAAAAAAGTACAGAAAGAATAGAGATAACAGGAGTTAAAATATACCATGTACCAACAAATAATACATCTGAAATATATGATGGATGTATACCTGGTATGTGGTACAAATTAGATAAATAAAAATAAAGCTCATAGGGGTATAATATGAAAAACATATTAAGGGTATGAAACTATAACTGTGGATTAGTAAGAAAACGTACATTGAAAAGTGAATATAAAATTTATTACTCGAAATAACTTTAATTGTGAAAATTATAACTAAACTGCAGTATAATTTAATAAAGAATATATTTATTGGAGGTAGTGCAATGTATATAATTGTTAACGATATTTTTATAGATGTAGATGGCGAAAGTGTGAAATTCGGTATAATGGCTGAAAATGATAAAACAGGTGAAATAGTCTATTTGACAAATAAAGAAGTTGAAGAACTAAAAAAAGAAGCAAAATTCAGTTGTTCTTTTAAAGATGAAGGATGGAGATATGGTTCATATTCACAAATATTTGGCATAGAAGGTAATAAAGCAAGTGGGAAAATACCTAAAAGATATGTAGAACAATTAGAATATATGGGTTATGATATTAGTAAATTAGAATACGAACTTAAAGAGTAAAATATTGACATGAACATACTAAATTTACCAGAGTTTGGAGTAGATATTCCACAACTTATGGAGTTATTAGAGAGTGATAAATTTTAATTCACTCTCTTTTATTTTCCACACTTAAAGTTGTATACCCTAAAAATAAAGCTCATAGGGGTATAATATGAAAAACATATTAAAAAAGAAATAAAAATGGATATAAAACTATAACTGTGAACTGTATAACTTTAATCATGGTATAATAAGGCAAATATATTACTGGAGGTTATTTATTATGAAACCTATATTTTGTAAAGAATGCAAATGGAATAAAAATGGATGGTGTTATAAGTATGAATGTAATGGACCTAAAAGAGTAGAAGTGTGTCCTAAGTATAGAGATGAGGATTTAAAAGAGGGTTGTGAGTATTGTAATGTTAAATATGGAAAAGAAAAATTAATAACTCAAGGATGTTATAACAATTTATATATAGATAAAGATGAATATGATAATTTACACATAATAGCTAAGGCTGATGGAATTGCATCTTTTAAAATTGAATATTGCCCATTTTGTGGCAGAAAATTATCAGAAGAATAATTAAAAATAAAGCTGGTAAGGAAAATAATCCCTACCAGCCTTTTTATTATACTTTCTTTACATATTTTTCAGATGCAGTTATATAAAGTCCACTTTCAAGTTTATACATTTTTGTAGATCCATTCTTAGGTGATACTTCAGCAACCACATCCAATATTTGCCCTTTCTTGACTGTAGTAACTGCTGAAGCATTCCAATCTGCCACTTTACGAACATTTAATTTATCTAAAGTTTGTATTTGGAATTTCTTTGTAGTTGCCTTGGTTTCTTCCTTCTTAGGTTCTGCTTTTTTACCATCTACATAGTTTTTTACATCTTTTATGAAATGAGCAAATCCTTCTGGAGAAGTTCCAAATCCCATAAAATTAGTTCCTGGACAAGTTTTAGCACTTCTATCTACATTATATTTTCCAAGATAAGTACCACTATATGTAAACCAGCAATGGGGTCTTATATGAGTAGTATTGACGGGTATGTCAAATCTTTTAGAAAGTAATCCATACAAGTATATTACTGCCTTCTTTTGTGCATCACTCATCTTGTCATGTCCCTTGTCAAAGCATCCATATATTTCTATACAAATAGCGTGGTCATTCCAACCTCTAATACCAATTGGAGTACTATTAAGGTTTCTACCAGTTGTTATCTTACCGTCAGGGAAAACGTTGAAGTGTTGTGCTATATGATGTCCATGACCATCACTAGCTGCACTACCCCATTTAGATTTTCCATAACTGTCCAAAGATTTAGTTCTGCCGAAGTGTGGTTCCGAAAATACTTTTTTATCAGTTTTTTCCCATGTAGAATAGCTAGGCATATCCATATGGTGTACTTGTAATCTTGTTATTCTTCTACTTACCTTTTGTTTTGCAAGCCAATTTTTAACATCCTTTTCATTTTCAAGTAAGGTAAAACCACCTTGAGTTTTCATTATTTATCACCTTCTTTATTTTCAATTAAATTTTTAAAAGCTTGATGAAGTCCTACAGAACTTAAACCGCTCAACATTCCTCCTAGTAATACATTTACATTAAAATAGCCTGCTATAAAGTAGTTTAAAACCACTCCTATGCAGGCCATGATTAATGGTATATATTTATTAGGTATAAAATCTAAACTTGTTTTTATTACATATCCAATACAACAACATACTAATATTACTGCAACTACTAAATAATTACTTATAACACTTAAATCTAACATTTATCTCTCTCCTTTATTTTCTAATTCCTTTATTTTTTCTTCAACAACGCTCATTCTACTTATAAGATTATTATGCTTATCCACTCTATTACTCAGAATAGATATATCTTCTTTTATATTTTTTATCTGTTCTTGTATTACTGCAGTTGTCTTGTTATTGCTAAAGTAAGAACCTGCTAGGGTTCCAACAAATGCTAGTATTGCAACAATTATTTCTGTACTCATAGACAACACCTCTATTCTAGCAATGTTTGACTCTATCTTTTAATTCATCTTGTTTGGCATCATTAAATTGTTTCACTTCTGAAAGATAGCCTGTAATTCTGCGAATTCTTTGGAATGGAATTGGAACTACTTCATATTTCAAATCAACATAATCTCCATCCAATTTTACAATTAAACTTTTTATTTGTTGCCCTGGATTTTTCTTTTGAACATAATCTATATATGCTTGTTTCTCTCTTTCATCTAATTCTACTGTACACCCTTCTTCATTCCAGCAATGAAAATCCATAATATCACCCCCTTTTTTGTATTAAAAAAGGACCTAAAATTAATTAGATCCTTTAACTTTCTATATTGATTTATAAAGTACAATTATCCCTATTATAGACAGAATACCTATTAATATGCCTATTAAACATAATACTAACGCTATATATAATAAAGCCATGCCAACACTCCTTTTTATTAGAAAGTATTAACATGACTTCATTTTTATAAACATTTTTATTACGCAATTGATTCAAATTACGCAGTTCGTAATATTTTTAAATTGCAAATTAGACTGTTTTATATTTATCTTTTGTATATAGCTTATTATTAGTTAGTTCTTTATCAGTTAAAGCCCTATTATAATATCTTATTTCTTTAAATTTATAGTCCCCAGTATTTGTCCCACAAAGTATAGCAGACCCAGGTGAATCTATAGTAGTTATATTAGCTGTTGAATATCCTATAGATGTACCATCTATAAACACCTCAACCTTTGTAGGCATAATTTTAAATGATATAGTAACAACATCATCATTAACATGGTTCGATAAATTATGTTTCTTTTCAAACCATGTATTTCCTATTGTTCCCCCTAAATTTCCATTCGCATATAAATATACTTTAGATGGCATTTGTGGGAATTTTGTAATTAATGTTGAAGTTGCTTTGATTTCTGATACCAATTTTATGCATACCTCAAGTGTATATTCTGTTTTATTTACATTCGTATTATCTTCTATTACTCCCAAGTTATTACTGTCCAATGAGTCAAAACTAAATCCATCTAAAGAGGAATTATTATTCGCTACTACAGCAATATCTTGCACTTCACCCTTTGATTTAGGGAATTTTAAATTATCATTAGATACAGTGTCTTTAAAAATCAATGTTTGATTCGTAGAATCAATTTCTCTTGCACTATCCTCCATAAATAACCATCTTGATTGTAACCCTTCTGTTACAAGTCTATCTTTATCTTCAATTTTAGCAGATATAGTAATAGTATATGTAGCTTTTATACTTGAATTTGATACAGATGTAGCAGTAATAATTACATTTCCAGCAGTTTTAGTAGTAACTAAACCATTTTCATTTACAGTAGCTAAATCATCATTGCTTGAACTCCACGTAACAGATTTATTACTTGCATTTGCAGGTGATACAACGGCACTAAGTTGTATTGTATTACCTACTTCAGTTGTTGTATTACCAGTTATAGTTATAGAGGTCACATCAACTGAAGTTTTATTAAATAAAGTTTCAAACATATTATCCACATATGTGCATCTTTCATTTATAAAAGTTTGTATTTGTTCAAAACTTGTAATATCTTTACTAGGGATATCAGTCCATTTTTCACCATCTCTCGTATAATACTCATCTGGTAAATGGTTCTTAAATGTTGTAAACTCAGAAATTAAATTTGTATTTGATAATACACCTTGTCTTAATTCTCTATATCTAGCATATAGCTCGTTCGGGAATAATCTACATATTTTTTCAAATAATAAATTATATTTACCGCTATCTTTATTAGTAGCATATGTTTCGTAATCTTCGGGGCATCTATATGAAGAAGATACTAATTTACTACCATTCCAATATAATCCAAATGTAGAATCTAAATCGTATAGTGTATATATCCATGTATTACCTCCGTCATAGGAACATACTACTTGATTTTTGCCTAACCCATCTATATCACAACATAAATAACAGAATATATAATAGTCTAATAATGAATTAATGTTAAAATGTTGTGATAACTGACTTGTAAAAGTAGCATCATCGCTAGTTCTAACAAATGCCTCTGCAATTTTCCATTTATCAAGCACTCCATCTGTTCCTATTGAATCTCCCGGATATTCTTCTGACCAATGTTCATGTGTTGGTTCTGCTCTATATAAGCAATAGTCTGTAGGTACTTCACTACAAATTACTATTTCAGAATAATCTTTTTCTGTCATACCAAACATCCATCCATCTTTTGGGATATTCCAAGTATATAAACCTAAATATTCATTATTTAAATATATTTCAACAGGGAATCCATCTATAAAACCATAGTTAGGTGCATTTTTTAATTTTGCTGGTAAATTATTATAATCACTTCTAGTTTTTAACATTTTACCTGCTATTCTTGCAGATACAATGTTTCTTGCATGAGTTTTATCTATATAATTTGCTTTTAAAACAAATTTATTTTCATTTCCCCACTTTCTACTATCAGTATTTAATTGAACATTAATTTTTTGTTTTATAGATTTAGCACTATCTTCATAAAATTTTCCAGTATAATTCTTTTTGGGATAATTTAAAGATGAGTTACCTTGCCATTTTAATTCGGCATATCCATTACACACTAAATTATCAAAAGTTAGTTTTGATTGTACAGTAATTGGATTATCTTTTTTCATTGTATCCCAAACATCAGAAGTGAAGTCTATTCTTGGTATTGTATTTCCTATAGTAACTGCTAATGGATTTACTGGTCCATCTGCAGTACCATAAATTTTATTATAAATTTCTAATAATATTTCTTCTAATTTTACAGATTTAAATTTTCCACTTAATTTTTCTTTAGTACCTATGTTCGCAATATCTTTATATTGTGCAGCAACTTCATTTACTGCACCTTTAACATCTTTAGCAGTTGTAGTTAATTCCTCAGTACCTAAATCAGTTTTAATAGTATTTATATCAGCTTTTATTTGAGTATCATCATACGATGTACCGCTTCCACCTGAATTTTGATGTGCTGCCTCTATACCATTTTCCATATTGTTTAACGCTTCTTTTGTAATTCTGTCGCCACTTTTCCATACTTTTTTATTATAAGACATTTTATCCCTCCTTATAAAAAAGAGGACCTATGAAGATCCTCTTAAATGATAATAAAAAAAGAGAAGATTAATTTTCTATTAAATCTTCTCTGCCTTCTGCTACTAATATAATGTCTATTTGTTCTTTATATTTACTAAACTTACTCATAACCTTTGCATAACTAAGGTTACCTTTCATTATTTGTAATGCTAAATATCCAGCCATTATTATTCACCTCCTTCTTCTCCAAATAATAAATCATTCAATGCAGTTTGAGTTAGTTCTAATTCTGATTTTAATTCTTCAACTTCCTTTTTTAGTTTTCCATTTTCTTCTTTTTCCTTATTTATTTCTATCAATGATTTTTCGTGAAATATTTTCATTATTCAAATGCACCTCCAAATCCATAAATAGCAACTTCTCCTTCATATCCTTCGTTTTTAGTTAATGTAAGTCTTATTTTTATTCCCCATTTAGCTGCTGTTTTAGTAGAATTAGTAAAAGTATATGGTCTATTAAGTACTGACATTGTAGTCATATCTTCCCAAGTAGGAGATGCATCAAATCCGTTATTACATACTTCCACTTTACCTGTGCATCCTGTTTTATCCCAGTCTGGACTTACCATTATTTTAGTTGCTGCTGCATCTGTTTCTATTGCATTTTTCATAACTATTTGTAGTTTTGTTATTTTTCTGGAAAATGTAATAGTCTTTGAACTACTTCCACCAAGAGCATCACTTGCTATTATTTCTACTGTATTTGTATTAGAACCACAAGTAAGCCAGAACGTATCAGTCATTCCTACTGTATAGTTTGTATTTGAAGTTGCACTAAATTGGTTTATTACTTCACCATTCAATTTTTCAGTTACAGTTATTGCATCTCCTTCATTATCTTTAACTGAATAAGTAATACTAGGTTTAGTTGTTAACTCTCCTAAGTCTGCTTGCCCTGTATAAGTTATAAATGGTGCTGAATTAGTCTTTACAAATGTATATCTTCTATATGTAGTAGCACTTCCGTCAGTAACTTCTATTTCTATGGTATTGGCAGTATTCATGTTAAGAGGAACAAATAATTCATCTGTTATTGTAAATGTTAAAGTTGAATTTTGAGTTGGATTTTTTAATGTTCTTATGATACTTCCATTTAATTTTTCTTTTACTGTTAATTCTTGGTCACTATCTTCATCTGATATAGAATAAGTTATACTAAATGAACTTGTTTTGTTTCCTAAATTTTCATCTTCTCCACTTATAGTAGGTGGATTATTTAATAATTCCAATGCAAGTATACATCCGTTAGCAGTTGAAAAGGTATCCAGGTCAAAATCATTTTCATCCCATAAACTTTTTATATAAGGAATATAATTATCTTTATTATATATAATATTGATAACGTTAGTTCCATTTAATATTGTAGATGTTAATGTATATAGAGGATTAGAAGACGTTATTGAAAAATCCAATTGGTCTAATACAGTACTGCTTAGTTTATTTTGAAATTCATCCTTTGATAATAGTCTTAAAATATATGCTGAACCATTTAATTTTAAAGTTTTATTCATATTAACTTTTTTAAATAATGCATTATAAGATACATCTTGAAATATAAAAGTTTGAGATATATATACTTTTTTACCATCAATTTTGCTTTCTATCCATTTAAAATCATATTTACTTTCCGTATTATCAACAAATGTGTATGATTTATAATCATAAAAATCGGGAGCATATCGACTTGGAACTTGTTGTAATTTTTTAGTATTTCCGGAACTATCAACCACTTGTAATGCTCCTATAGTTACTATATCACCTACTGCCATCCAATCACTTCCTTTCTAATAATAAACCTTACCTAAAATTGGACTATAAATACCATCAACAATATTAATATCATCTAGAGTAGTTAAGTCTTCTAAGAAATTGTTATGTGGCATATTATTTATAAGATTGTCTTCTAATACTTTTACTTTTGTTTGCATATTTTTTACAGCTGTCTCCATTGCAATCATTTCACTATGTGCTGATTCTATGCCATCTTCCATATGATTCATAAGTCTAGCACAATACAAAGTACCAACTTGTAATACTTCTCCTGTATCAACATCTTCTATATGGTCTATCCATTCATTCTTTGTATATATACTCATTTTTTACACCTCCGTAAATTCATGCTTAAATGCTATATACAATGCCTTATCAGTAGTTCTTTCATAGACTTTCTTGTCTTGCGCTACTATATCTCCATCTTTATCTATTACTCTTATATTTGTAATTTTTCCTTTGTAATTCTCATCAAAGAATACATAAGCACAAGCAGTATTTCCTATTACTTTTTTAGAAAAAAAATCTATTTCTTTTTCTTCTCCATCAAGTGTATATTTAACATTTTTTAGTTTGCTAATATAATAATTTGCTAATTTATTAAGCGCCTTATCTGTAAGAGTTCTCAAGTTTATCACCTCCTAATGTGATATAGCGTTATTGCTGACATTTAATGTTATACTCTTTGAAACACCGCTCTTAGAAGTTGCTGTGATAGTAGCTGAACCACTTGAACTAGCTGCAACGCAAAATCCACTATGAACAGTAATAACACTTTCATTATTTGATTCCCAGCTTAAAGCTTTGTTGATACAGTTGTCATTAAACGTTGCTCTAACTACACAATTATTTTCATTGAAATCTGTTGCTTGAATTGTGAAATCACTACTATTAAGTACTGCATTTTCTGCACTTAAAGGATAATATTTAACCCAATCAACATATTGAGTTATTTCAGTTGTATCACTATCAGGAGTACCACCACTAGCTCCTATTGCTTGGTTTAATAATATATAGTGAGGTATATGGAATGCTCTGTTATCAGTAGCACCAGTTGTAGATAGCACATTACCATCAATAGTAAATTTCAAACTACCATCTGTTGCCCATTCCATTGCAAATATATGCCAATCACCTGTAGCATAATTGTCATACCATACACGGCCACTTTCTTCCTTTTGATTAAAGAATACACCACAAGTTAATTTTTTATTATAAAATTCAACTATGTCAAATTCACCACAGTAAGCCCACCATTCACCCAAAGTATCTGGGCTAGCATTTTCTTTATAACCAAATTCAAAACTATCTCCTAAAGTCCAAAACGCTCCAAATGCTCCGTTTAAGTTACATAATTTAACACGTGCCTCTATTTTCCCATACATAAATGCAAAATGGCCTTTTGATATAATAGAAGATGAAGTCCAATTCCCACTACTATCCTTCAAACCTCTTAATTCTAAAATACCATCATTAATTATTGCATTAGTATTTACATAATTTTGTGTTTCACTATTCCTAACATACCCTAGTTCATAAGACCATTTACTCGGATCTACTATATTGCTTGAAAAATCATCTACAATATATGCACCATTAGAATCTAATAAAACCGTATCAGTATTTTCTTTTTCAATATATTTTACATTAGAGCAAAATGGTATTGAACTAGAAGATTGTCCACACCAACCGCTCATATTACCTTCTAATGTAATTAAAACTGTTCCATCTTCTTTTGTAATTTTTTGTGAAGTTCCATTATATTCTACGATTAATATGTCATTTTTATTTATATCAGGTAATGTTAATTTTGCTATTTTTGAAACGCCTGTCCCTGGTATTGTCATTTTGAATTCTTGTCCATGGTCACTTCCTATTCCTAATGCTATCATATTATAAGTACCATCGCCGTTATCATTATATATATACCAGCATAAACACGCATAGTCTGCAACATTTGGTCTTAATGTGAATTTTAATTTAGATATATTTTTATTTAAATAACACATACCCCACTGTCCAACAGATGATGCAGTTAAATTGGAATTACTGTCTATGATTAAATCATCCACTTTACCTACTGTTTTGAAATCTGATATTACCGCATTAGTATAAGTATCTTGTGTAGGACTTGCTATTACCGTTAATGTAAATATATTACTTGTAGCTATTTCACCGTCACTTGTAGTTACTCTTATAGCCATATTATAAGTTCCTGCACTTGCATTGGCGTCATGCGTAAACGTATAAGTTAAATTGTTGGATGTTACATCACTTGTTTTATCATAATATGTATTTCCACCATCCCAAGATACTTCATGTTTTATAACTGATTTTGATGTTGAATAAACTATGTTAAAAGTGATTTTTTCTACTGTTGTTATATCTGCAATATTACTTACTGTTAATTCTGTAGTTGGTTGTGCTGGAATGTATGGAATATATTTTCTAAACTTACTTGCTAGTAATCCTTGTCCGTCAGCTGTTGGATGTAGACCGTCACTGCTTAATGTACTTGGTTGCAAGTCGCTATCTTCATGTACATCTATTATTTTAATATTGTTAGTAGTACATACATTTTTAATAGCAGTTCTATAATCGTCCAATGTGTTACCAGCATTATTAATTCCATTTGAGTTAGTGTTAAATGTACCGTTTGTCATGTTAAGTGGTATTATCCATATGATTTCAGCTTGTGCAAATTTATTTTTGATTTTTTCTATAAGTTTTTTGCATGCCCCATAAAATGTAGTATCTTCTGTATCATTAGTTGTACCTATATCACAATTTTGCAAATAATCATTGACGCCACCAAATATAGTCACTAGACCTGCATTAGCAGAAGCCCCATTTAACCCTTCATCTATTAATGTTGAAAATGTTTTATATCCTGTTGTTTTATTAGTTATATGTGCTCCACTTTTAGCGCAATTGTTTACAGTTGATATATTGGTATATTGATTTTTTAAGATTGTTGGATATTTAGTTAATGGTAGCATACCTTCATCTGTTATACTATCTCCAATTACTTCCCATTCTGTTATAGTGCCAAGTATAGATCCAAAACTTCCTGATATATCAATAGTTACACTAGCTATTACTGTAATAATTATATTTCCAGTGACAGAACTTATATTAATTTGTCCATTTGAATATGCAGTAGAAGTTATATCAACTCCACCCATAGTTATGCTTAATGAATTTATTTCATACCCACTATTGGCAGTTATAGTAGCAGAGTAACTATTCCCATAATCTATTTGTATTGCAGAGTTACTATTACTTACATTAGTTAATTTATTAGTTATACTAAATTTGATTATTGTAGCAGTTATATTCCCGTTATCATCCTCAGATAATGTATATTTTTTATTATCAAGTGTTAATATTTTCCCAGTAACCTTTCCACTTATCAAGCTTATATTAGTAGCCATCGTTTGAAACGTATCTGTATTACTTGTTGCTACCCCTTTGCCAGTAATAGCTTGAGCAATTAAAGTTTTACCATTACTGGCAGATTGAAAAACCTCATTTATTGCACCTTTTAAATCTTTTGCTAATGTAGATAACGTTCCAGATCCTATTATATTTTTTATTTCTGTGTCATCATAATTATGCAGATTCTTCAATTCTTGATGCGCTTCATATATCCCATTTTCAATATTATTAATATCTTCTTGTTTCATAATATCGCCGGTTTTCCATACTTTCTTTTTATATGCCATATATTCACCTTCTTTCAGTTATAAAATTTTGCTATATCCTATCTTTAATTCGCCTATTTTAGAACTTATACTTTCTGTTTCTGTTACAATAGCATAATCAGCAAAAGCATAATCAACAATATTATTTTTACTTGGATTATGTATTAATTCAAATTCCTCTTTTGACATTTTTATTATATTTTTATATAGTCCACAAATAGGTAAATTGCTATATCCATCATAAGTTCTTGCTTGTATTACTTTTCCTATATTGCCATATCCGTCTGAATAAGATTTCCACCAAGTACCTACTCTAAATGTATTGCACTCTGGTAACTTAGATAATGCTATTCTCTGACTACTATTAATTACTACAGTTCCTTTTGAAACAAAAGCAAATGAGTAATTAAGGTGAGCTGGTTTATATAGTTCAATTGCATTAATAAGGTCTGAAAAATTACTGCTTTCAAATTTTGCATTTTCTAAAGTAAGATTAAAAATGTAATGTGCATTATCTTCTTCAACTGTTACATTTTCAACATCAAAAAAGGAGTATGCAAGTTGCTTTACTACTTCGATAGTAGTTGTTTTGCTACCCCTCATTTTAGTTAAAATTATACTTCTTCTTTCTTCATATGTTTTTCCTATGCCTCGTGGTAAATATAGCATATTTTCCCAATAATCTAATCCCCAAGTTGCAGTTAAAACATACATTTGTCTTAATACATCTTCTATTTCTTCAACTAATATATCTCTTTCTTTTTGTTCAGATTCTATAATAGGTCTAGTATATCCATTGTCATAAAAATAAGGTAGTTTATCGATTAAATCCAACTAAACCACCTCGCTCACCGAAATTGTAATTGTATCTATAACAGGAATATAATAATCTCCAACAGGTATATTTTCTTGCTTGCTATTTATTGTATATGCTACTATATCATCTACAGCCTCTAAATCACCAACTACTGATAATGCTTTATAATATATAATATCTTCGTCTTCCAAATTATTCACATAATCTGATAAGACTGTTGATATTTGTTCCTTTGTATCGTCTAGTGAATAAGCACTATCTAGTTTTATTTTAATATCAAATGTTAATTTTAATAATTGTGGAGTATCAACTGTTACAGTTGCTCCTATTGGTCTTTTTTCTTCTATATACGATATGACTGTATTTACAGTTTCTTCACTGCATGGAAGATTGTCATTACCTATAATAAGCACTTTTACTGTTCCATTGCCATTCCAAAGAGGGTATACTTTTACCCTCCCTACTCCGTCACACTCTAATGCCCATGCTTTATAATCGTTAACATTTCCTGATGTCCTTGGATTTTGAATTATATATTTAAACCTTTCCTTAAGTTCTTCATCTGTTTCAGCATCTACACCATTTTCAAATGCACTTTCATTTATTAACGAAGTAACTCCAGTGATAGGTTCTACTAATTCAAAAGTTGACCCAGCTGGTAAATTATATTTATATCCTATTTCTGTTGCTTCTACATATAAAGTATCTTCATTTGGTAAAAGTATATCGTTTAATACTATATATTCTAATCCATTAGATGTAATTATTGTACTATTTCCTATAAATGTATCATCTAATCCTGTTACCTTTATGGCACCAGTTGCTTTTTCTCCGTCTTTTCTGTATACCCCAAATTCATTAACTCTTTTATCCAAATAGTCGTCAAAAGTATCTTCTATAAATGCTAAATTGAGTATATCGCCCATAGAAATATAAGCTTTCGCTAATTCCTCAGCTAATGGTGCTAATAAGTTAAATGATACTGAACCTTCTCTAGTATCTAAATTATTAGCACTTGTATTTTCCAAAATTCTTTCAATTAAGGCTTCATATGTTTGCTCGCTAAACAACAAAATTCACCTCCAATTCTTCATAGATTGTTATTGCTCTCATATCTACTTGTAATATATCTCCATCAAAATATACTTCAAGTTTATTTATTTCTAATATATAAGGATTTATCAATAATGCTTCTTCTATATATCTAGTAACCTCCATTTTAGTAAGTTCAGGAGTATAATTTTGTCCTAGCAATGTATCTATTTCACATCCAAAATCCCATGAATATATTGAAAAATAATATCTAAATGTTTTTATAGCGTGCCATATCCATACACATATAGCTTCATTTTCCTCTACTATCTTAAATTCATTGTTAACAACAAGAGGATGTTCATTCTTGAAATCCCATGCTATTTCTCTATACAAAGGCAATGTGCCATCTTCTTCTAATTCTATGTCTGATACACTTTCAGTAATGTAGTCAATAAAGGGATAAAAACTATCATTGTATTCTTCATCCATCTATACTCACCACCTTTGATATAATATAAAAAATATCATCTTCTCTAAGCATTACAACTTTATCACCAATATTCAGCTTGTTTACATAATCTTTAGATTTATGAGAGTGTTCTCCTCCTGTATGAGTATGTGTTCCATCTCCTCCACCTTCTCCTGTTGTATGGCCTCCACCACTATGAGTATGTTCTCCTTTTGTATATGTTTGTGTTTCCTTATGTCTATCTAAGAGCCATTTATCTATCATGAGATTATCTTTATCTAATTCTATTTCAGATGTTTTAATTATTAAATTTGGAAGAGGTGATACAACAATTCCTATATTCAATAATTTATTTTCTGTTATATTACTTTTAGAAGTTTCTTTAATTATAGATAGAAATTCATTGTAAGGATTTTTTTCCATTAGATCACCACCTTATATATGTCTTCTTGCCCATATAAATTTTGTTCCTCTGTAAGATAAGTATGATTTCAAATTAACTATCATGACTTTCTTATAACTATATGAAGCATGAATCATTTGCCCATTTCCTATATACATACCAACATGAGTTATTCCATTTGCTCTATCTGTTGAATAAGTATTAAAGTAAATTAAATCTCCAGCTTGTAATTGTGATGTGCTTGTTATCTTTTTACCTTGTTCGCCTTGCACATTAGAAGTTCTTTGCAATGTTATTCCTAATGCTGTTTTATACACATAGCGAGTAAATGATGAACAGTCAAATGATGTAGTAGAGTTTATTGAAGCTCCCCATACATAAGGTGTTCCAAGTTTAGCTTTTGCAACAGAGATTAATTTTTCCTGTTTTTTATTTAAAGGTAAATTTGAAGTAGCTGGGACTTCTTTGTATCCAGTTCCATCTCCTATTATGATATATCCATGTTTAATGCCGAAGGCTCTACATTCTTTGTCAGTTCTCATTAATATATCTATGTGATATACACCATTTTTAACTACGATTTTCCCACCTCTGTCGGTTACAGTATAAGTTTTACCATCTATAAAACTTCCCGTACCACTTGGTTGTATTTTTGTTCTGAATGGAATACTCTTAGGTGCAGCGCATGTACGTTTGCTAGGGTCTAATTTCCCACCCATGCTTTGATATATTCCACCTTCTATTCCAGGTCCTGGCCAATATGCAGTAAAAATAGCTTTTACTTTCTTGCCATTTAATACTTTTTCTCCATCATTGTAATTATTATCATTGTATGGTGTTTCTTGTTTTTCTTCATCTTCTCCTGCTTCAACTTCGTTCATTAAGTTTTTATAATTAAGATTAAGCGCTATTTTATATTCTCCATTTTCCCAAGTATGAGAGTCTGTATCTATATAAAATAGTCCTTTTAATCCTGTTGATGAGTCTGTAACAGTCACACCATATCCAGTAATACAAGTGGTATCTCCATATCCATCCAAAGATGCACTTCTTTCTCTATCGTTTAATTTTTTCTTTGCTTCTTTTCTAGCACTTTCTAAATCTATAACTGTAGTAGTTGTTGTTTGGTTATTGTCAGTTACATCTGTTGATGTATTTGAATTTGATATTTTTTTACCTCCAATAGTAACTTTTGAATACCAAGCATTTGATTTATTTCCTCTGAGTGTATTTCCTCCACCTCTCTCAAAACAAGCGCCAAAATAATAACCAGCTTTATAAGCATCTGTTAGCTTTATAAATTTGCTTACTCCTCCTACTTTACTATTAAGCAATGATTTAGTTGTGCTATCTTCTCCATTTAATTCATCCCACATATGTTGTAATTGGAGATTTAAGTTTGTCCAGCTTACTCCTTTTTTAGTAGCTTTTCTTTTCAAGCTTGCTAATCTTACTCCTAACCATTGAAATAATCCACTTGCTCCAATACGATTTATTTCACTTGTACTAAATGTACTTTCTACTTCTGCATTTGCTACTATAGCTGCTGCAACTTGTGGAGTGCAACCTTTGCCTATACAGAAATCAAATATAGATTTTGCTATTGAATTAGTAGTATTTAATGAAAAAGAGTTGTTTTTAGTAGTTGAAGATGTAGAAGCGGAAACTGCCATTGTTGATATTTCAGATGTTGCTGATTGTGTAGTTTCTGATGTTTGGCTTTCAGCTTTTACAACTTCTTGAAATAATCCATACAAATCTATTGAATTACTATTCTTTTCTTCTCCTATTTTATTTCCTGAGTCATCTACTATAATTACTCTATTTACTACATTCTCTATACTAGATTTATAAGTTGTTGATATTATATTTTCTTTTTCTTTGAATTGAACATCTAACTTTATATCTCCTTTTAGGGCTGTGCATATCTCACCTTCCTTAGCATAGCACATATATTCTTTGCCATTACTAGCATGAGAATTTGTATAAGCACTCATTATAGTGTCATACATGCTTACTCCTATAAATACTTTGCTCCATGAAACACCATCACTTACAATGCTTCCTTTTTTAAGTCCATATTTTGAATAATCATCTAGCATTTGAGTAGTTATTTGACTAGCAGTCTTGTTCTTGAAGTTGTAATTAACTTTAATATTAACTAGTTTTTGTGCATGGTCATAAGCCATGTAGCTTGTAGTATCAGTAGTTTTTTCTATACTGTATATAAATCCTCTAAATAATTCTTTTTTATTTTCATAAAAAAAAACCATATAGCCTTCTTTAATATCGACTTTTGGTATTTTTTTATCGTATTTATTTGAAATTATTGAAAATTCTAGCTTTCTTGATGCTTGTTTATAATCTCCACTCCAAGTAACTTTTTCTACTAACTGTGTTATATCTGTTTTTTTATTATTTCTATCAACTATTTTTAGTGTTATCATTATATCACCAGCTTCCATCCAGCTTTAATTATTGTATTTTTAGCTAATGAAGGATATTTAGATTTATTTTTTTCTATTATTTTTTTATAGCTTGATCCTTTTCCATAATATTTCTTTGCTATATCATATAGTGTATCTCCCTTTTTTACTATATGAATTGTTTGTTTACTTTTGGTTGAAGTTTTATTTTTATTATTATTTTTATCTTTTGAAGATGTCCTATTTTTGTTATCAGTTTTCCTTTTGACTGGAGTTGTTGATGATATTTTAATTTCTCTATATTCTTTTAGATTAATAGTATAATATACATCTCCTGTGCCATCTTGTTGGGAAAAGGTAAAATCAGTTATTCTTGCTTGGAAGTTTATTTCTGTGCCAGTTACTATGAATCTCATTACTTCACCGTTATTCATGTAACCTCTTATTTTAGAAACACAATCCCATTGTTTTGGATAATTAGAATAATTTACAAATTTATATTTTCTTTTTGGATTTGGGAAAAATGATGATATCTCTATTGTTCTTAATCCTTTACCTCCAAATATTGCAACATCTCCTAATCCTGTTATATTGCTGTCATTTATTATTGCATAATCTTGTACATTTATAGTAGAAGGCAATATTGGAAATCTAAATATATGTTTATCATTTTTTAAATACATCTCCATAATGCAATATTACCTCCCTTACTAAGTTATTATTTTTTGTTCATTTAATTTTCTAACTAATTTTTCTGTAAATCTATCTAAATCAGCTTCTTCTCTAAAAGTCATTCCATAGAAATTATTTACTATTTGAGGAGTATTACCTTTGCCTTGTCTCCATTTATCAGCATCTCTTCTCGGTAAAATTGCTTCTCCTTGATGCAGATTTGCTAAATAATTATTATAAGGAACTCTTCGAAGTCCTGCTGCATGGTTTCCATCTTCTGCTCCAGTTAATGACTCTGTAACCTTTCTAACTGTAGCAACTATAGGATTATTTGTGATTTTATCTTTTAATCCTTGCCATGCACTTTTTATATCACTAATTACACCTGATATTTTTTCTTTTACATTATTAAAAGCATTTATAGCAGTATTTTTAATAGCATCCATTGCATTTTTTACAGCATATTTAATAGCATTCCATTTTTCTACTACTACAGATTTAATTGCTGATACAATAGTTGATATGGCAGTTTTTATAGCATTCCATACATTCGTAACTACTGTCTTGATTGCGTTTCCTACCACTGATACAACTGTTTTTATTTCATTCCATTTATTTTCAACTAACATTTTTATAATACTTACAATTGTGCCTATTACTGTTTTTATTCCATTCCATATTGCAGTTACTACTGTTTTTATTGCAGTTGATATAACAGTTACAGTTGTTTTTATCTCGTTCCATTTATTTTGAATTAATGTTTTAATAAAATTAATAATTGGTGCTAAAGCTTCTTTTAACTCATTCCATTTACTTACTACCCAATTCTTTAGTTCAGTAGCTTTTGCACAAACTGTATCCCAGTTTTTATACAATGCAACTCCTATGGCTATAAGTGCTCCTATTACGCCTATAACTATTAGAACTGGGGCGCTTAAGGCTGCAAATGCTCCTGATATAACTCCCATAACAGTACTTATGCCAGTAAATGCTAATTTTACCGTTGTTACTACAACTATTATAGTTCCGATAATTCCTATTAGAGTTGTTATAGCTGCTACTACCATTGTTATGCCTGATACTAATTGAGGATGTTCCTTTATAAATTCTTGGAACTTTTGAATTACTGGTTGTATAGCATCTGCAATTTGTTTTATAGCTGGTGCTAATGCTTCTGCAAAAGCCGATTTAATTCCATTAATTGCTGAATTTAAAGGTGCTAATGCTGAACCTAATTCCGCTTGTGCCTTTTGTGATTCCCATAAAGATTTATTATAATCAATCATGGATTTATTAGTTTTATCATACGTTTCTTTACTTTTTCCGTATGCTTGATTTAATGTATCTGTTATAAGTTTATTTTTTTCAGATACAGTTTTACATGCCTCTAATTTCTTATTAAAACTATCTTCACTTATTCCAGCCCAGTTCAAAGCATCTGCTAAGTTTCCTGTAACTTTACTAACTTGTGCTGTTTCAGTAATCGATTCGGTTAGTGATTCAATAGGGATACTATCGCCATATGCACTCCATACCGCTAGGGAAGCATTGATAGTTTTATCTAATTCACTTTGAGATAGCCCCATCTTTTGTAAATTGGAAACAACATTGACTGCCATCATATCATCACCAGTATATCCATATACTTGTCCAGCATTTTTATTAGCATCTTTCTGTTTATATCCATTTTGTTTAGTTGATCCTTGTAATTTACTTTGTAGAGAATTAAATTCTTTAGTAGCTTCTGTTAATTCCATTAAGTTTTTAACTACATCAATAATTTTTCCTCCAAATTCCATCATCTTTTGTCCAGCTTCCATAACTCCTAGAGAGTTTATCCCTCTTGCAGCTTCATTTGCAGCACTATTGGTATCTTGTAATGATCCATTAGTATCTTTTATTGTGCTTGTTAAATCAGTCATTGAATTAGCAGTATCTCCAGTTGCCTTTTGTACATCTTTCATAGCACTATTTACATCACTAGATGTTTTATTTAAGTCTTTCATTTCATTTTGAATTTCATTAAGAGGTTTGCTGATTTCATCTTTTAATTTTATTACCGCTTCTAATGTTTTATCATTTGCCATAATCTCACCTCCTTTTATTTAATATTTAGAGTAGGAAAAATATTTTTATTTTTAGATATCTTATAAAACTCTTCCGATTCTTTTCTTACAAATGCTTTTATTATAGTCTTTTCTCCAAATCCCATATTATAATAATGAGATGGCATTATATTTTTATATTTAAACAGATAGTACATTGTTGCTATTTCACTATCTGTTTCAATTAGTTTTTTATTTCTTCATCTACTTTTTCTATTTTCTTTAAGTCTGATAAATTATTTATTGCATTTACTAAGTCCTCTACTTCTCCTTTAAGAAGCAATTTATTTATAAGTTCTTTTGGAGTAGCACAATCAAAATGTTCTCTAAGTGCCTTATCCTTGAATATTGGACAACCTTCCATTATAGTTAATACTTTTGTTTTATATACATCTATGTCTGATACGTTTCCATCTTCAATTTTTATAGCTTTCTGTTGTATTTCTGTAGCTTTTTCTGCATTTATAGCTTGTATTTCAAATTCTAGTTCTTCACCTATTTTTTTTACATACATTTTATGTATAGCAGTTGGTGTTTCTAATGTCCCTGCGTCTATTTTCATTAATTTATCTATTATATTCATTTGATTTCCTCCTAAAATAAAAATAGGCTTTAGTTAGAAACACCAAAGCCTTTATGATATTATTTTTTATATTAAATCTATAAATTTATATTTTGTAAAAGTGAATGGGCATTCCACTTCTCCTAATGTTTTAACTTCAAAATCAAATAAAGTTAAATCATCAAAAGATACTCCTGATATACTTATTCTTTCACTTCCTCCATTACCTGGGTCAGCTAATTTTCCAACTATTGTTACATCCGGTTCTAGACCATCTTTCATAAAATTAGCTAACAATTTTATCATTCTAGAGTTTGTTTTCTTAAGTGTCATAGAGCCAGTTCCACTATATCCTGTTATTTTATGTTGAGTCATCATTTCACCGCAGATATCTATATCTTCTTTGTCAAATTCTATTTTAGCTTGGAAAGCCGATATTTCATCAACTAATGCATCGTTTATCCAAACTTCAGCCCAAGTACCATTTATTACTTTGTTAGCTTTCAACTAAAAACACCTCCTATATGAATACCCTAATCGAAATGCTTTCGATCGCATCAAGAATTTTACATTTTACCGCTATAAATACCTGATCGCCTGTGTTAGCTTCTTTGATTTGTTGATCGCTCATAGTAGAGATACTTACTCCATTTGATTTTAAGTATTTCTTTTGTTCTTCCATATCTATATCAACTGTTACTGTATTTTTTTCAACTAGTCCATCATTAATCAATCCATCAAAATAACCATGGATAGCTGTAATTAGTAATATTTTATTATCATAACTGTTACTTAATTTTCCAATATATGCATCTCTTGCAGTTTTTCTTATATCATTTGCTATTAAGTCCATTATGTCAACAGTCTTAATTTTTTGAAATAAATCACCTTTACTTTGTATATCTGTTACAGTTGTATCAGATACAGTAGTTAAGCTGTTTACTCCTCTTGCCACTTTTATTCTTCCTGATTCCTTATAAAGAATAAATTCGCCTTTCCCTACTTTTTCAGTTGTTTCAGTTCTTGATTCATAAGGTATCAAATCAACTTCTGGTACAGAAGTATAAGTGGTTGACATTCTTAAATCTGTTCCAGCTATTAATCCTGCAACTCTTGCAGTAAATTCAGCAGCAGTATAAGTTTTTTCTCCTACAACTACTCCACTTTGAGTTACATTTATTATTCCTTCATAATCAGCTGTTTCATTAGCTAATACTGCCTTAACCATATTTCCTAAATTTCTTTGCGATTTAATCCATGTTACTATTGCTGTTTTATCTTCATCTACAGCTGATGGGTAGCATAAATAGTCAAATTGTGTATTTTCAAAATGACTTAAAGCATTCTGCAAAGTTAATTCTCCACTTATAATGTATAGTTCTAATCTTAGTGGTGCACTTGTATTTCCTATTAAAGCATTCGTTATAAGTTGCTTATTATTATCTGTAACATCACTAGGTATATCGGTTACATCAACTATAGTTGCAGGAGATATAGCTTTTTCTTCCTTTATTATCATTGCAACTATACCTCTGGATCCTCTGCTTATAGCAGTAATACCTTCTTGTATAAATTTAATACTTATACTTGGTAATCCTAAAGCCATTTATTTCACTCTCCTTTTAATTCTCTAATAATTTTGAAATATCTACAATAGCTTTGTCCACTATTGGCAAAGTAGGATCATCAGCTTCTATTGTTATATTTCTTAATTCATTAAGTTGTAAATGTAATTCTTTCATTAATTCATATTCTGTTGGTTCGCTATCCGGATTATCCAACGGACCAGTATATTGTGAATATTTAATATCATCAAAATCAAGATGTATCATGAAATCAAGTATTCTACCTACTTCATCTGAATATATATTGCTTTCTATATCATCTACTGTCAGATAAGTATCATCTACAAATAAAGTCCTTCCAAATATTTTTTCAAGTCTATCACTGGCATCATATATATTTGTTATACTTTCTCCTGCTTGTTGTAGATACTTTATTGATACTGATATAGTTCTTAGGTTAGATATTCTAGTTATAGCTGAACTTGAAATAGGCAATATTTGTACAAAAAAACAAGACTTATCAAAGCCTTGTGTATTGTTATCTTCTATATATACATCTTGTGGAAAATTTTCTGCTACTGCTTTCGTAGTAGCGAATAATATACTTTTTAGAGGTATCATTTAATCACCTCCTATTTGAAGCCATATTTTTTAAATAGATTTTCTAAATCTTCTTCAAAATTTTTTTTAGTTTTTTCAAAAGAGGTTTTTAGCATATAAACTCCTTCAGCTACTCCTTTAACTTTTCCATCTCTTCCTACAATTCTATGTCCATATTCAACATGCAACCCATATTCAGTATTATTAAATACCTTTACATATAAATCGTCTTTTTCAAGCTCCCAACTCCTTCTTAATTGTCCCGTATCAACTGGAGTACGTTGTTTTACATTTCTAAGTAATTTACCACCGCATTTTTTAACTAATTTCTGTAATTCTTTTGCAAAATCGCTCTCCATATCATCAAGCATTCCTATAATATCTAAATTCTTGAAATAAAAATAATCATTAGCCATTATACTCTCTCCTTCTTAGTGACTGGAGTTTCTATATGAGATTTATATGGATAAGGTTCGCCGGCCTCAAATTCTTCTGTTCTTCCATTGTAAGTTATAACTAACTTATCTCCAACTTGTATATCTACTGTTGGTCTGCAAAATAATTTATAAGCTGCTGAAATATAGGCTGTTCCTGTTTCGCCTGCTACTGTTGTTTCACTCCCTTTGTCTAATGAACATTTGAGATCAGAATATTTTAATATTTCTTGCATAGTTGTAATCCCAGTATTAGGGTTTTTAACTTTTTCTTTTCTATATATATCCATGTTATCAAAATACAGAGTTGCTATTATATCCGCTTCACTTGCCATAATAACACCTCCTAATAAAATCTGCATCTTCTAAATTGGTTTAAATATTCTTTTTCATCATCTGTTAATTCTGGAGAGCTTTTAGTTACAGATGCTCCTCCAGAGTCAGTTGAGACACTATCATAGTTATATTCTATTCTTACACTGCCTCTTGTAATAGATTTTATGGCACCTTGGTTTGCTGGGGTCACTGTTGAAGAGTCATCCACATTCTCTCCTAATTGCGAAAGTTTATAAGCCATTATATTTGATACTTTATCTTCTATAAATTCGTTTAATGCATCTTTTTCCTTTTCTTCTATTTCATCTAAATTTTCTATATTGCAATATCCTTTTACTCTTTTAGTGACTTTATTTATATATAAAGTAATTATATTATCATAGTCATTTTTTTTTAATCCTAAGATTAGTTTTATATTTTCAAGCAAATTATCACCCTCTTATAAAAATAGAGGGCGAAAATACCCTCTTATTCATTATCTTTTAATAATTCTATTAAATCAGCTTTATTCAATGAAGAATATCCAATCAATCCTCTTTCTTTAGCTAACTCTTTTAATTGAGCTAATGTCATTGATTCATAATCAATAGTTTTTTTCGCTTTCATCGATTGAACTGAGTTTGTAGTATTAAAAGGTACAGTCCATTCTGCATATTGCACTTGGTTCTACTATTTTAGCTCCAAATACATATAATCCTTTACAAGCATCTGAGAATGATGCTTCTGGTCTATATGCTTCTATTTTAGATATTTGTCCTGCATAAGATATAGCCATATCAGTACCAGCCATTATGTGATAATGTAATACTTTTGGAGATGACCCAACTTCTTTAGTTACTACATTATTAGATTCGTATATATCAAATCCAGCAACCTTACCTTTTATTCCATTAGCTTTTACATCTTGGTTTTGAGTATATTTAGTATATCTATCATCTTTTTCTAATAGCCCTAAAAATTCAGGTGGAACTACTACAAATCTACCGATAGATGGTATATTCTTTTTATTGAATTGAACTTTTAAATCTACTAAAGTATCATATGCATTTGAAGCACTTAATGCTTTTGGTGCAGATTCAGTACCGAATTCAAAAGTAACTGCTTCATCATCTACCATAGCTGCTATATATTTATCAGTCACTTCACCAACTGCATATGCTGCCCTTTGCATTGCTTTTTCCATTAAGTTTACATTAGCTTGTACAGCTTCAATATCTTCTACTTTAAAGTTAAAGTATTTAGCTTGGTCTATTACTAATGATACTGTGCTTCCTCCACCTGGATCTGCAGGAGTTCCTACTCCAGATGCTTTAGTATAATCAGATACAGTTATATCTCCAAATTTTTGGATATGAACTGTATCACCTATATTTTTTATTTCTCCTTCATAATCTCTATTGACACAATTTGCAAATACATGAGTATTATCTAAGTTTTGAAGTAAACGTGCTGACCATAATTCTGGTATAAATTTATCAAAGTTTTTAGTTCCGTAAGCCATTTATAACATCTCCTTTTATTTTAATATTCCTTGCTTGGATATTTCATCCCAATGTGCATTTATTTCAGATGGTGACATCTTTTTAATATCTTCTAATGTAAACCCCCCTTTGCTAGTTTTTACTGCTCTTGGTGTTCCTGATGAAGCCTTTATTCTAGCTTCTACTCCAGCATCTATAGCTTGATTTACATATTCTTGTAATGATGCAATATTCTTTTGTATTGCTTCTGCTTCTCCATCTGCTCCAGCCATAACCATATTTGCTAAAGCTCCTGGTAAGCCTTTTTCAACTAATAAGTCTTTAGTTTGATTAGTTAATCTTTCAAATTCAAAAGCTTTTTCTTTTTCACTGGATTGCTTTTGCATTTCTTCCAGTTTTTTATTTAATTCGCTTATTTGATAAGCTGTTTTATCTGCTTCGCTCATTTTAGCTAATTTTTCTGATTCAAGTTGGGCTTTATCGTTTTGCAAAGATTCAAGCATTTCTTTATATTTTCTCTTCTCTTTTACTATGTTTCTTGAGGCTATATCTTTTGCCATTTCCTTAGCTTTTTCTTCAACTAACTTATTAAGTTCATCTTGACTCATTGGAGGTTGTTGCGCTGGTCCTCCTGTTTCATTATTTGCATCTTGAGGCGGTTCTTGCTCTCCTTCATCAGCTAATAGCTGTAAATTCATATTTAATTTTGTATCGTTAACGTTAACTTTGTTTGATTTTTTCATAATAACAATTCCTTTCCACCTAGTTTTATGGGCTAGTAACCATTCTGCAATGTTTTCTTTAATGTCTACCCCATAGAAAAAGACAATAAAAAAAGAAGCCTTATTTTGCTTCTTTAAATTCGCATCTATTAATTCCTACTTTTATTTTCATAGTTTGCTTATCTAATTTACAACCATCAATTCCTTCTTCAATTGCATGTATGCATTCTTTGCAATCAGGAACTATAATTTGTTGACCATCTTCTTTTAATCTATCTCGCATTATTCATCCTCCAAACTTTTAGGATCTATATATTTACATTCTAGCTTATAAGACTGCTTTCCTTCATCCCATGATACATTTTCAATTTGTAATTGTGTACCTTTATCAAGTAGCCATTCTCTTTCAGCTGAATGTGTAGAAATTGGTGCTATATATCCGCCCCCTGTTGCTCCTTTATCAATTTTTATTTCCATAAATATTCCAAAATTAAAATCTTCACTTGCTGGTCCTTCAGGTGCAACTGTTGTTGACATAAAAGCATCATCCTTTACAACTAAACCTTTTACCTTTTTATTTAATTCTTTAACATCCATAGTCTTGTCTTTTATTTGTTCAATTAAATCTTTATCTAGCGCTTTATTAAATATTGATCCAGATGTACCTCTAAATACTTTCATATCTGTATGGGCAACACCTTTTTTAAGCCCACTAGATATTTGTTCAATAACCTTTTTAGTTTTCTTTTGCATTGCCTTTATCTCTTTATCTGTTAATTCTTCTAAATGAGTTCCTCTAAGAATATCATTTATATCTTCAAACCAATCATCTTTTGTATATTTTTTAAGTGCTTTTCTTTCTTCTGCTGTTATATCTTTTAAGAAGTTATTTTCATCTGGTATATCCATTGCTGTAATATAATCATATTGTTTATATGTTTTCTTGTGTTCTTTTTTCTTCTTAGTTGTTTTAGTTTTAGTTGTTTTTTGTTTAGATCCCTTATTGGTTTTAGGAGTCTTAACATTATTCTTCTTTTTAAATTCTTCTTTTATAGCTTCTTCTATATTACTATGATTTTCATAATTTTTATTTATATACTTTTTAGCCCATTCTTCATACTTCATATTTGCTGGAACTTCAATTCTTTTCCCATCTTCATCTCTAGCAAATCTAGTATCTTTTTCATCATCTTCATCATCTTCATCATCTTCATAATATGGCACTGTTGTACATCTATCGTTAGGATGCATTGGAGGATAATTTAATCCCGTTATTGCATCTTTCGTATTAAATACTTTTCCATCTAACTTAGCACAATCATTACAAGTTCTAATATCTAAAGTTGCTAGAAATTCATATTTATCAATGTCTAAATCATCGTAAGTATATTTAGAAGCTTCATTCATACAATAAGCATGTTCCGTTTGGACTAATCTTATTGAATTTTTATAACCGCTATCCATTTTTTCTTCTATTCTTTTAGCAACTTTATTGCTGGATTCTCCTCTAATTATCATCTGCGTTATTTCATTTTTAATAGTTTTGCTTAATTGTTTTTTATTGTCCCATATTCTATTACTATAATTGGATCCAGACCAAGGATAGCTTAATATTCTTTCTATTTGTTTATTATTTATTCCACTGAAATTTGCTAAAAATCCTTTTTCTTTGCTTATATTATATATATTTTCATAATAATTATCTTTAATAGTTTGTGTTAGAAGTTTCTTAGTTTTTTTCTCAGTTTCTGTGGTTAGTTGATTAAGCTGTTTGTCAACTTCATATTGTAAAGCCTCTAATCTCGTTATCCTACTTTTCATAGCTAAAGTATTAAGTTCTAATAATACTTCTGGATTATCTTTAATCATTTCAAGATATCCTTTTATATCAGTTCTCCATATTTTAAACTCATCACTAGTAAGATATGTAGAAGCTTCTTTATAAGTTAAATTATTTTCTTTAGCATATTTTGCAAATAAATTATTAATTTCTTTTTCTATTTCTTTGCCTGCTTTTTTATATTGAGATTGAAGTTCTTTGGATAATTTATTGCAGTCTTTGATTCCTTTATTCAGCTTTTCTTTTTCCCTCTTTTGCCAATACTCTCTATTATTCTTTACCATCTTCTTCACCTACTTCAGCAGGTTTTTCTTGTTGCACTTCATAAGGTTGCTCATATACTGATTCTTCTTCATCTTCTTTTTTCTTTAATTCTGCTTGTGGATCACTTATAGATGGGAACATTCCTATTACAGTTTCTTTGCTCAATATTCCTGTTAATGTTTGCATCATTTGTGCAATTTCTAATTCATTTACTGGTCTATTTCTAGTAAATACTGGCTCTATATCTATAAAATCAAATTGTAAACTACTATCCTTAGTTCTTAAATAGTTACATATCAATTCTATTCTTCTCATTAATCCTTTTCTAAACTTAGCTTCTTTTACCGAAGTTAGATTATCAATTCCCATAAGCTTATATTTCATTGCTTCTCCACTTATGTTCCCGCTAAATGATTCATCTGTTAAATTTGGAACTAATGAAAATTTATGAATATCATTATCTAATCTATTTTTATAATTTTCTAAAGCTGTATCTTGAATATCTTTTATTAAATATTTTGCATCTCCAGTATTATCTTGAAAATTTATTATATGCATATCTTTTAATGTTTTAGATGCTTCATCATCTACAACATAGCCACTTATAACCAACATCGCATTCGTGAAATATTCAAAGTCATTAGCTGTGTCGGACTGAACTTTGTTATATTCATCTATCAATGTCATTACCTTTTCAAAATCTCCAAATAATTCATCATTGTTAATATAAACTACTACTGGTACATCTTTAAAAAAATGTTCTCTTGTTTTACTTTCATCTATAACAAAGCTGTATTGTTTAATAGTTCCATACATTATTTTACCAGTTTCAATTATTTCATCTTTATCATTTAAAATAGGACCTGTATATATTTCACATTTTGTTATTATCTCATTTGTATTAACTATTTTTTCTTCCCAATACCTTATAGCATAAAGTATATTATCTTCTATTGTATCATCATATACTATTGCTACTTCGTTTCCTCCAAATGCCTTAAATCTTGGTTGCATGTCTTCATCTATATATAATAGTTCGACTGCATATCCTCCAATAGATGCTCTTTTAGCTAAAGTAGTATTATGATCATGCTCGTCATTGTATTTTAATATATCGTTTAATTTTTCTAGTAACTGTTCATCTTCACTTTTATATGTCACTTGTTTTCCTAAAAAATAACCTACTGCCATAGTTGTTATATAGTTTGCATATGGAGCTGCTAAATAATTATGAGGTTTTCCATCATTTTCATATTTTCTATTAAATATGTCTGCATGATTATTGTAGTATTTTTCTAGTTTATCAATTCTAGCCTTTTCAAATCTGTGTTCATCTAATATGTAATCAATTGTTTCTTTATTTAATTCAGCATCTCTTGGAATTTTAATTCTTCTATTAATCAATTTATCACCTCCTAAATCCCTAATTTTCGTCTATCAATTATTTTTCCTATTTGTTTAGTTGATTCCATTGCATATCTTAATGCATCCATTAAATGATTATAATCATCAATAGGTTTGTTAATAACCGCTCCATTTTTTGTATCCCATACATAATTATTAAGCTCTACTAATGTATTTTCACATTTTGGATGTACATATATTTTATAATCTTGTATATTCTGTATCCCATTCAATATGCTGTCTTTTCCTTTGCTAGCTGCCTTTATTCTTATAATGCCTTGCTTTCTTATATCATCAATACTTTTAGGTTCTGCACTATCAGCTATAATAGACTCTTTGGAATATCCTTTGTATTTAATCATATTAGCTATATCTGTATTTAACATCACTTTTTGATAATGCTCATCAAATATATATAATGTCTTTTCTTTTATATTAGCTAAGCAACATATAAAAGCTGTTGGATCATTGGTGTAACCAAAGTCTAATCCAAAATAAGCTTTATATCCTTCTTTTTTGCTTATTTCACGATAATCAAATTCTAATTCTTCAAAATTGTCATACACTAAACCTTCAGCTATTCCCCAGTTACCCATTCCTTCTATATAATATCTTCTAGGATTATTTATCTTCATTTTTTCAAATATTTCAATATCGTCATCTCCTAAAAATTCATTACATTTGTATGTACTTGTTAAGGCTAATACATTATCATCTTCAACATCAAAAAATCTTTTTTTTATCCATATTTTTTCTGACCATGGGTTAAAAGTAAGAGTTATTTGTTTAAAATATCCTGGAGGTAATTCACCTCTTATTGACATATCTACTTTATTAAAATCATCTTCATTAGTCATTTGAAATGCCTCTTCAAACCAGCACCAACATAAATAACCTATTTCAACTGTAATTGAAGTAATAGACATAGGATCATCCAATCCTCTAAATAATATCTTTTGGCCTGTTGGAATATAAGTTGCTTCTAAAGGTGATTTGCTAAATTTCCATAAATGCGATACTCCCAAATTATTTGCCGCCCATTTTAATTGTGTCCATGTGCTATCTTTATGAGTATTAAATACTCTTCTTATAACTAAAGTATTAGCTAAAGGATACTGCATCATTTTATAGATTATTTTCATAGATTGTGTAGTTGATTTTTTACTGCCTCTGCCTCCTTTAAGTGCAATATATCTGACTTTAGAATTCCAAAATGTTTTATATCCTTTTCCTATTTTTTTAGCTATATTAATTTCAATCTTCGAGGTCATCTTCTCCAGTAAATACAACTACCTGATTTACATCAGCTTCTACTTTATCTGTAAATAATCTATATCTTTTCCCTAATAATTCAGCTGCTTTTATTTTATCTTTTGCTGATAATTCTTTTTTTACTTTTTTTATTTCTGTTTGGAAATCTCCTACATTTACTGTAACAACAACTTCTTCCTTTTCTTCATTTCTAATTACTTTTGTTAAATATTCTAAAACTTCTTCTGCCTTAGCTATCCTTTTATCTTCTATTTCTTTCATTCTCTCATCAATGTATTTTTTAATGTTAGGTTTTGCAAGGTTTTTACTTCCTTCCGTTCTAGCTGTTGCATCATTGTTACATCCATAAGCTCTTTTATAACTTTCAGTAGCATTAAGTGACTCAATATAGTAATCACAAAATGCTTTTTGTTTTTCAGTTAGCTTCACCTAATGCCACCTCCCTATTAATATTTTTCAATAATCACCATTAATAAATTCTTCAAACTCTTCATCATTTACAACTACTGCATATCTATAAGTAATGTAACTAAAATACATATGGTACAAAGGTACAAAACAATATAATAAGCTTATAAATATCCACTTATTCAATACAAGTCTCAAATCTTCTCCTGCTAGTTTTTCGTCTAATCTCAATAGATATAATGCATATACTATTAAAGATGCTATTACAAAAGTAAAATAAGTAATTGATATACATCTAAACATTTATTCACCTAGCCCTTCCAATAAATCCCTTAGCTTATTATAATAAGCATTATTTCTTGTTAATCTCATTAAGCTTTCTATCTCCCACTTGCGAGGCGTATTTGGAAGTTTCTTTCTAATACATAAGTCAACTATGCTCTTAGCTTTACTAAACGTTCTAACATGAGTGTGATGGTTTCTAAAGTCTCCATTGGTATTATGTATGATGTAGCCACCACTAGCCTTGTATATACTATACTCTTTTCTCTGAAAGATTTTCCTACTTCCTTGACTTTTATTAAAATTCGGCACTTCTTTCATTTGTTCTTCTAGCTTCCATAATTCCTTTGGAACTTCTATTGTAGGTTTTATAACTTCATCTATTTCCTTCCATCTTTTCACCATATAATCACACCTTTTAACAAAATAAAAAAGAGCACTAATAATTTAGTGTTCTTTGTGGGAGTAATGAATAAAAACAATCATTAGAAGGTTTCCAGAGTTGCACTGGATAATACTCATACCTTCATATTGCACCCAAATCAATGGGCGCATTAAAATGGAATATAAAATCTTAAAAAGTTTAAAATTAAAGATATAGTTTAAATATAATGTAAAACAATAAGTAATTAATAATACTAATTGATATATAGATTTTTTAACACACAATATATATGAATATTTTGATTTTATCACGGTTTACTCCGGAGGTTTTAAAGTGGTCCTCTCACTCCTACTACTATGTTTTAATATATATATTAGTCGCCCTCATGAGTTGAACACGAGTATATACTTGTTTCATATATAGTCGACAATTTAATAATCCACTTGTATATAAATCCCATAGCAACATATTGAGGGAAGAGTACCTCTACTCTTATCCCTCGAACAGAAACTTAATTTGAGCGGAATTAAGTTCTCATTTCTCCAGCATAGTGTGGTATGCTCTAAAAAAATTACAAATTTAGGATACGTTAGCATTTCTGCTATTCTTATACTATTATAGTACCATGACTTTCTATGCTTTTAGTCCGGAGTTTGTCCGTATTTTGTCCTAAAAGTGTCCCTCTAATCAAGTCTATATCTTAATTTGCTAGCTTTGTATATATTTCATCTATAAGCACTCTTGGATACATACTATTTAATGCACTTATTACTGTATCTCTTCTTAATTGGTAATATGTACTTTTACTTATATGCATTTTTTCTAGTATTTCTCTTCTGCTTGCTCTAACTCTTCTACTACAATATAATATTTCAAACAGTTCCTTTTGTTGTAATGTAAAATTCTTAATTGCAATATCTATTCTGTTTTTTTCTATCTCTAATTCTTTTTTTCTGTATTGTAAATAATTAATTCTTTCTTCTTTTCTTATTACTTCCTGTTCTACTGTATTTGAAATATTATATGTTTTGCCTGTTTTCTCTGAGACATAATTTATTCCACTACATCCTACATAATCATTATTTACTTTTGCTATTTCTAAGTCTATTATCTCTATGTCATCTTTTATTTTATTGTAGGAAAATAACTTGCCTTCAACTCTTTTGTATAGCTTGTCAAATTCCTCTTTCTTCATACTCCCTCAACTCCTTATAAAATCAAACTTTTATTCGTTATGTAACTTCATTTTCTTTATTTTTTGTAATATTAACTTCATTTCATATTTATTTACCCCTACTACTGGCGAATATTGAGAATTACTATTTGTGGCATCATAACTTTTTGCTATATATTCGCCATTTCTTTTATAAATTATATCTATTTTTTGCATATAATTGTATTTATTATTTATTCTTTCATAACTTACACCATATTTAGTTTCAATTATTTTGTCAAATCCTATTTCTAAAAATTTATCATCTATGCTTTTAAATAATTTCATTTAATCTCCTCCCAATAAAACTAAAAACTAATCCACAGTTATAGTTTTATACCCAATTTATTTATAATATCCTTCCTCAATTCTTTTCAATGTTCTTTGAAGTTTGTATTCTATATGTTCTTTTAGCTTTTCTTTTGAGTTGTAATCCTTATTACTTGATAGATACAATATTTGATTGATTAAGATATTTACATCTGCAATTTCTGAAATTGTATCATCTGATATTTCTCTTCTATTTGCTATATCCTTTGATATTTCCCTTGTCAATTCTCCCAGTTCTTCAATTAGTTTTAACTGTTGATTTCTAATTTTAAATGTATCTGCTATTTCTTTTATAGCTCCATTAATTTCTTCTATATTCATCTATTCATCCTTTCCTAGTAACTTTTTCACATATTGTATTTCACAACTTTCCTCTGAATCAAAATCTAAATCACAATTCATGCAACCTATTCCCTCTAAATCATAAGACTCATTACAGAATACTTTAAATCTCTTATTTATCATGTTGACTAGTTCTCTTTCTTTACAAGTTTTTCTTTTTGCTCTCATTATTCTACCTCCTCAAATTTCATAGTTATAAATTCTGAATAAGGTAATTTTTCTAAAGTGTCACAAAATACGTGCCATTCATCTAACTTATGGTGTCTTCTTTGTCTGTACATAGCCCCTAAAATCTCATAGTTAAGGTGTACTGTTCTTTTTTGATTGTAGCTGTTAGGTAATAATTGCAATATATTGTACCATATTTGTTTTTTAATTACTTCATCATCACAATTAAACCACATATCTCTCAATTCACTCAGTGTATCAACTATCGGTCTTGCTACCTCTTCATATATATTTACTTTGTCAGCATATTTATATTTGTCGTTAACTATTCCACTAATACATGTATGTGATACACCATATTTTCTGCCTAATTCTCTCATACTTATATTGCTTTCATTATATTCTTTTTTTATTTGTTGTCTTTGCTCGTCTGTAAATTTGCCTTTATATGTTTTAACTTTAGTAGGTTGTAAATTATTTTCATATGAGTGTTGTATATTTTCTTGTTGGGTTACCCACTCTAAATTATCAACAGCATTATTCATTTTATTTCCATCTTTATGGTTCACAAAAGGTTTATTATCTTTGTTTTCAATAAAATTTTCAGCTACTAATTTATGTATTGGTATTTGTTTCCCTTTTATAGTTGCAAATCTATAGCTATCTTTATGAGTACTACTGCCTAATATTCTTCCTTGTGGGTTTTTTACTCTGCCTTGATTGCTAATTTTATATCCGTATTGTATACCTCTCCATTCCTCATTTAGTTCATCTACTGGTGGTATAAATTGTTTAACTTCGTTTTTATATCCTATTAAATGGTCAAAGCTAAAATCTGACATTTCAAAAGGTTTTGCTAACATCTTATGCATTTTTGATGTAGAGTTAGCTGTAGTTGCTATTTTGTATGTGTCATATTCACTAAACCAATACATCGGCGCTGTTATATCCATTGTTACTGTCACCATTCTATTCCACTTTCTATGCTCTGGACCAGCTAATGTTAAATTTTTAAGCATCTTATAATCATTTGGTCCTATTTTACAATTATTTCTTAATTTTGTTATATAAAACTCACTATCCATTCTATCCCAACTATTCATAGGATTTCTTGCTCCTCTTATTGCTGCCTCAAATCCATATACTTCTACATTCTCAACTTTTAACATATTATTCATCCTCCCCTGTTCCTAATATATCTATGCCTGTTAACTGTCTACAGTAATTTCTTAACTTGTCCAATTGTCCAGTGACTCTACTGTGTTTAGTTTTTAACTCTTGTAATTCTTTTTCCAACATTGCATTTTCCTTTGCAAATGATATATTTTGTTTTTCTAAGTAAGTATTTGCTAGGCTTAACTCTTTATTTGCATCTAATAGATTTTCGATTGTGTCTTCTTTTACTTCTATATCTTCCTTTAATTTGTTGCTTCTTTCTCTCCAGAATTCTATTATTTTAAGACAATCTTTATTTGTTTCTTGTGCTCTCTCTAATTCTTCTGTAAGGTCATTTATATATTTTCTATTTAATAGCATGTTTAAATCCCCCTTATTTCATTTCTTGATTAATTAGTTCATCTATTACTTGTGACAGTCTTAAAATGTCATCTGTCAATCCTAGTTGGCAATATAAACTGCTAAGTATATCTTTTAACTCGTCTAGCATAATATCACCTCCATATTTTCATTTGATAGTCAAATAAGAATAGGGAACTATACTGGTATTGCATAATCCCCTATTTAGTTGTTATTCGTCATACTCAAATATATATGTTCCTGCTACTATATTTGTTTTCCACTTCTTCTTAAGGCTATCTGATACTGCTTGTCTACTTACATATAAATGTTTTTCTGCATCTCTTGTGCTTCTAAAGAATCCTATAACTTCTCCAGTAATTGCATCTTTGGCTACTATAGTTCCTTTTGTTTTACTCTTATGGGCTGTCTTGGCTGCTAAATCATATCTGTCTAGCCATTCTAAATTACCAGCATAATTATCATAAACTAATCCATTTTTGTGATAAACTGTTAAATCGTTACAAGTATAATGTTTGTATTTTTCGTCTTTAGATTTTCTTATAACTTTATCATTTGTGTAATAGATATCAACAAAGTGATATGCTACTAACCTTGCTACATTGTATTCCTTGTATTCGCCTTGAAATTTAACTTTTATGAATTGTTTGTCCTTATTGCATCTTCTTTTATGTACATAATATGGTAATATAAAATTTCCTTCTGGTATGCTTTTATATATTCTTTTAAACCTTCCATAGTTGCTTATTATGAATTGTCCTTCTGAACCTTCTATTGTCTTCCATATCTCATCTTTGAAAATCTCTTTTGAATAAAATTCTTTAAGTTGTTTTTTACTTGTATTTTCATCTATGATGTAATATTTCTTGTTAACTTTTCTATTCTTTGATTTGTAGCTTTGTAATGTCCCTTTTGTTTTGACAAATAATCGGCACATTTTTTCATAAGTGGTTTCAGTTTTTAAGTTATATCTTGGATCATATAAATATAACATCATATCACCCCTATTTAATCCCCAAATACTCTTTTATTACTGCTATTGCTTCATCACTACCATTGCATCTAACTGCTCTATATCCGTACAAATTTAAATTGTCTAACCATTTTTCTTGTTCTTTGGTTAATCTCTTTGTTTTATCTGCTTTTAATTCTATAAATAATCCAAAATATTCTACATGTCCTGTTAGCCCCTTGTAATATTTTGGAACTAATAAACTGATATCTGGGAATCCTTTCTTTAACCCCATTCTTTTTAATTCTGCTCCAACTCTAGGGCTTCTTTTGCCTTCATTGACTGTGTGCATAAGCATGTCTAGTTCTGGATACTTAGCCTTCTGCCATTCTGCCCATTCGAAGATTATCTTTTGATGTGTTGCTTCTAAATTATTTTTCATATTTACTCATCTCCACTTCTCTAGCTATATTAATAGCCATAGTTATCGCTTCATTTAAGCTATATCCTAGCTCATAGTAGAATTTAGCCAACTTTATAACCTCTTTCATATCCAATCCCCTCTAACAATCTATGATATTTTGCTATTTGTATTTTTTATAAAAGTTTTCAAATTCTCTTTCTATGTACTTTAAAGTAGCTTTATTATTCGTTCTATTAACCAGTTTTAATATATAACACATATTTTGTTGGCCTATTATTGGTATATATTTTCTTACAAGTTTTCCTGTCTTTCCTTCTATTATTTCTCCACATCTATTACGTTTAGTTGTTTTATTTATTACTTCATTTGTATACTCTATAAGTCTAAGTATTTCTATATTAGAAGTAAAGAAATAATAATTTGATAAACGATATTCTTCTTTTAAATAATTTTCTGTATATACTCTTTCATATATCATCTAATCCCCCCCAACAATCTATGATAAACCTTATATAGTTCAGCATATTTGTTTTTATTTAATAAATCATGCTCTATCCTTTTTATCTCAAGTTCTTTTATATATTTCTCTAGGTCCTGTAACATCTGCATGTTTCTTATTTGTAATCCTGTTAATTTCATTACTTCACCTCTTCTGTTATTGGATCATAACTCCATACTCTAACTTCATCTTTTGCTCTTCCATCTATAGTGCATCCACATTTACATTGACTAATAACTTTAGCTTTATTGATTTTTATGTATAGCATTGTGCCTTGGCAATGAGGGCACACATTTTCTTTAGCACCAACAATATTTTTCATTAGTTTTCATCCCCTTAACTAATTTTCTTTTTATCTAGTTTTTTTATTGCTTCGGTTATCGCTGCATATACATTATGTTTACTCACGCCTAATATTTTGCCTGCCTCAGCTTGTGTTAGTCCTTTGCCAAATACTAAATCAACACACTTCTTTTGTCTCTGTGTAAGACAACTTAAATCCGTTGTTACTACATCTATATCTCTGCGTTTTCTAGTTACTAGCTTGTCCAAGTCCAATATTTCTATATTCTTTCCGTTCAAAATATCTTTTAGATTTTTTAATGCTATTTTTTCTATTCTGTGAATTTGTGCTTGACTTGTTTGTAATTCTTTTCCAATCTCTGACTGACTTTTTTCTTCGTAGAATCTTTTTATTATTACTAATTTTTCCCTTTCTGGTAGCTTCTTAATAGCATTAGGGATGTCTATTTTGAAAATTATTTGGTCCTCTGATATGTTGTTGCTTTCTAATGTTTCTGAAAATTTTACAGCCTTTGTTTTATGTTTAGATGCTTTCATTGTGCTGTCCATGGGAAGTTTGCCCTCCATAAGATGTAATGTCTTGACAACTTCTTCAATTGTTATTCCCATAATTTCTGATAGTTCTTTTAGAGTGGGTTCTCTTTGCATTTTTTCGAATTCTTTTCTAATTTGCTTGATTTGTCTATATTCGTCAAAATTTTTTCTTGGAATTCTAAATGGTACATCTTCTCTATGATCTCTTATAGTATGCATTATTTTACCTATTATATTGCTTGTTGCATAAGTTGAAAATTTTATTCCTAGTTCTGGGTCATAATTTTGTATAGAATGTAATAATCCTAAACTTCCAACTTGAATTGCATCATCGTAACTTATTGCTTTACCTTTGAATTTCTTTGCTTGCTTATATACAAGCCCTATATTATCCTCAACAATGCTTGTTACAGCCCCTCTATCTCCCTTTTGAGCCTTTTCAAACAATTTAACAATATTTTTATCGATAATCATATTTGTTCCCCCTCTACATCTTCTCTATGATTAATCCATGATATTTAATTTTGTTTGCTCCGTATCTCTTTTGATAATATTTATATGTATTTTGTACACTGTTGTAATTTAAATCGTATTCTTCACAAGCTTCCTTCATAGAAGAAAATATTCTCTCTTCTCCTGCATACTTGTTAATCACTCTAATTTGTCTTCTCTTGAAAACTCTTCTTTTTTTAATTGCCTCTAATTCTTTTCTGACTTTTATATCATAATTAGCATTTTCTTCATTAATTGCAATCATTTCTGCTTCTGTTATTCCTCCAGTTGCTCTTATATTGTCAATTTCTTGAATTCTCTTTTGTCCTTCCTCTGGATTAAATAACTCTGGTAGCATGTAATTTCTTGAGTCTTTCTTTGGATTTGGGTCTAGTATTGCTGCTGCAAGTGCTAAATAGTTAAGTGATGTATTATCGTTTGGATCTGTATATTTAGAATGGTATTTCTTTACTGGCATATGTTTATATTTCATAATTACTCCCCCCTTACCAGAGGAAATCCCCTGGAATATATTAAAAGCAATTGCATATAATATTCATAACTATATACCTTTTTCTCTTTGCATGGCCAATAGATATGCTTCTAATTCATCACTGTTATTAAAATTATCCATTATATGATTATCTATTGCTCCTGCTCCAGTTTTATATTTAGGTATAAATTTCTTATTTTGTGAAATACTTTTAGTAGATTGTTTTTTATTTTGCAGTTCATATGTTAGTTGTTCAAGAGTGGTTATATCTTTATCTAACCACTGTTTTATTATGCCTTGTAAATAAGCGAAATTTAATATATTCTTTTTTGTACATATTTCTAATGCTTTCTCAAATAAAGGAATATCTATTTTATTAGATAGCTTTATAAGATACTCACCTATTTTACCATTTGCTTTACCAATATTCTTTTCATATAAGCTAATCATAATTGGTAGATTTTCATTTATATATATATCTAAATCTGGTTTTTTATCTGTATTATTATATGGTATAGGTTTCACCGTTTGGGGAAATGTGATTTCACCGTTTGGTGAAATGTCATTACACGGTTTGGTGATTTCCATTTCACCGTTTGGTGATAAGAGTATCCATGCCTTCTCCGTTAGTGAATACCATAAAGTTCGGTCATAATTTAGCTTGTTATAGTTCCCTGTTTCTATATATCCATCTTTTTTTAAATTGTTTAATATTCTTTCTATCTGCCTTCTGCTCCAAAATGGAAATATTTCTGTAAAAGCATCTATCGAGTTATATGTCCAATAATTATTATCATAAAAATGCTTTTTATTAGCTTTATTTTTCACTATCCAAAACTGTAAATTGTTAAGCATTATTGCTCCATCTACTCCAACCTTACTAGCAACATTTGAATCAAAATGAATTATCATTTTAGTCACCTTCTTTAACTCGTAGCTTGCATATTTTCATATCCAGAACACATGAAATCATACTCGTCTTTAGTCATATTAACTACATCTTTAGTAAATTTTTTGAATACATGTTTCTTAACTGTATCTTTATCTATTCCTTTGCTATAAGCTATTGCATATAATCTACTTATTTGTTTTTCTGATAACTTGCTGGTCCATCTATCTGGTGTATCTAACTGACTAGACTTGTCCTTATCGTGTTTATTAGTAGCATCACTATCTTTTGTATCATCTATTGCAAATAGCCCGTTTAAAGCATATTTTCTAGCATATGAACTGACTGACCCCGTAACCTGTGCTAAATCCATTCCTTTTTTTGTTTCGTCTTCTCTAGCTAATGCCTTAACTTCTATCTTTTCTCCTTTTTCAGTATCTACAAAAGTTGCCGTAGCTTCTAAATAATATCTATCGCCTATCTGTTTTATTTCATCTGATAAAGTAACTGTAGCTTTATACTCCAGTAATAAAGGTTTTAATCCTTCTAATATATCTTCACAACTTCTGTAGTTGTATTTCCCAAAGTTGTTATATTGATTTTTAGGTGCTTTTAATTTACTTTGTATTGCCGATAACTTTTCATATAGATTCATTAGTTTCACACTCCTTAGTCTTCTCTTGTTTTATAAAGTCCCTATATGCTAATATATAGGCTTTGTCATATTCAGTGTTATTACCGTCTGTAGCTTCATATTTGTCAATGTAAACCTCTAGTTCATCGATTGGCTTATAACTCTCTAGCAGTTCCTTTGAGGCATCTATATAACCCCATTTGCTATCTGCATATACATCATAAGGACTACTTAATTCTGCATATAATAGCCTAGCTTGAAATGTAGGTTCACTATTTCTAAAAGCCTGATTACATCCTTGAAATAAATCTCTAATTTTCATGTTCTAAATCATATCCTTTCGTGATATAATATAGAAAAAGTAAATTTCTAATTACTTAACTTTTTCTAAAGATAGGACCTATTGCCGTAGGTTCTATTTTTATATTCCCATGTAAGCATCTGCTCTATTTTCTCTTTCATCTTCATCTGCTTCCTCAAGGTCCCTTACTTCTTCTTGCATCATTGCATCTATTCCCTGTAATATTTCTTTTAGGTCCTTTATTTCATATGCAACTCTAATTTTAGATGCTCTCCAGTACTCATAATTACAAGCAACTTGTAAATCGTTTGTACTATATCTATCTTTATATAGTTTTATTTGGCTATCACATAGTTCCATGAAACTCTCACATGCTGTAATCTTATTTTGTATGCTTTCTCTAACTTCATCTAATATCCAGTTCATATTAATCCTCCTTATTAATTTTTATTTATTAAAGACACTTGATGTTCTTCTTCATATTTCTTGATTAACTTGTAATAAGTTGATTTTTTCATATCTAGGGATGATAAAGCTTGTTTCATAGTCATTTGTTTCTTTTGTTGTTTTTGAACTATATCTATAAAATTATCTGGATAATCAAGCGGTGGACGACCAATTATATTACCTGTTTTTTTAGAATATCTTTTGCCTGTTTTTTCATCAACGGGCATATTTGCCATTGCCTGTTTTACCCTACTAACTCCACCATTATTAGAATTTAAGAATTGCCCATTATCCCATGATTTAGCTATTAATAAATACTGTTTTTCTTTGATATACGCTTCTTTTTCATTTTTGCAATAAACAAGTATTATTTTTTCAAAATTTTCTTTACCATAAAATCTAATTTGTTTTTTTAAATCAGCGCCACTACCAAAATATCCATCATTTAAATCATTAGTACTGTGCTTTCCAATATAAAGCTTTAAATCAATTTTATTAACAATTAGGTAAACATAATGATATTCTTGACTCATATTAATCCTCCTTGTCTTCTAAGTTGTATATCTTTTCTTCAATTTTCTTAATGATTTTTTCTAATTTAATGTTCTTTTCTCTTTCTGCTAGGGCAATTCTCTGCCAGTACTCTATTTGGCTTTGTAAATGTTTAATATAGTCTTGCATTATATAACCCCCCTTAGAATAAATTCTTGTATTTATATTGCCATTTTTCAAAGCTAGTCCAACTGTCATCAAATCCAAAATGCTTAACTAAGATGCAATATACTTGTAAAGCTTCTGGAATGATTATCATTTGTTTATCACCTCCTGTTTATTTTCTTTTGTTTCTTTTTAGCTTCATTCTTGCAATCTTAGAATTTACCGCCGGTGTATTTTTTCCCAATTTTTGAGCTATAAGTTCTATTGTCTCATTTTCTTCACAATATAATTGTCTTAATAATTCTTCTTGGTCAGCCGTCCAGCCTAAATTTGTAGCTTTTTTAAGGCCTAATTTTCTAACTTGATAATCTACTGCTCCTTTTGTCTCTCCTAATAGCTGACATATTTGACTGATAGTGATATTCGGGTCCGAATAGTGCTTAATTAAATTCGCAACCTTTTCACTTTCCCATTGCCTATGAGGTTTTTTTATTCCCATATGAGATGCCATTGATCTAACTGATGAAGAGCTTTTATTTAATTCTTTTGCTATTTCAGTAAAGTTTTTATCTGAATTAAGCAAATATTCTTTTTCTTCTTCTGTCCAGTTTGATTGCTTGAATAAATTCATATTCTCAACTTTTTCTTTTGTCTTACGAATAAATTCTAATTCTTCTTCAGATAAGTTATTCATCTTTATTGACCCTCATTTCTCTTTCATGTTCATGAATGCATAAATTAAATGCTGCTTGTGCTATTCTATTGAAAACCTGTTCTCTAGTTAAATTACTAGTATCATTAAACCTTACTTTTATCTTTGCTACATCAGTTTCATATTCAGTAATATAGCTATCGTTAGATTGGTTCATAACAATCACCCCTAATTATGTTTATGAAGTCAATATTTTGTCCTATAGCTAATAATTAGCTATTCTATGTTTCAATATTTGTAGATAATAATAATGTATTCAATTTGTTGACTTCATTTGTAAAAAAAATTTCATATATGTTAGCATTGAATATAGTAGCTATTTTTTTAGCCTCTGATAATGTGAATTCAGATGAACCATTTTCTTTGTTAGCATATGCCCTAGTTGAAATGCCAAGCTTTATAGCTATATCCCCTTGAGTATAATGATATTTATCTCTCATTTCTTTTAGTTTGTATTGTTTACTCATCTAATCACCTCCTGTCAATTATTTGAATACCTTTATGCTTTAATAGTAGTATTATATTTTTTATATGTCAACAATATTTTTTACTTTTTTATAAAAAGTATTCATAAATAAGAATTTTATTTCATATGATTTTAAGTTATAATTTAAATGTAATACAATTTAGTTGTAAACACTTTTAAATGAATTAAATATGTATTCACATGGTATTTTCAATGTATTTATTAATGTTTGCATATTCTAAATATAATTTAGTTGCGAATATTGATATTATAAGTATGGAGTGTTATATATGGAAAATAAATTATTGGGTTATAACATAAGAAGAGAAAGAGAAAAATTAGGATTAAGTCAAACTGAATTAGGTAAATTAGTAGATGCTACAAAACAAACTGTTTCAAACTGGGAAAATGGTAATCGAACTCCTACGAATAAAACTATCGATAAATTAGCTACGATTTTTAATGTTAGTATGGATGATTTAACTGGTAGGAGTAATATTCAACATTTAGGACGAGTATATAGATACTCTGAAGAATTGACTGAATATATAGAGTTAGCTAGAGAAATCGAAAACCTAAATGAT